TCACGCTTTCACGCGGTTAGAACGCCCAATCCTTGGCTTTCGAGAAATGTCTATGCAATCTCTCACGCGATCAAGGATGATAGATGGCGAGTGAGTCGCAAGAATATATTGGATATTCGGATTTGCCGTAATAATACTATCGACGAACATTTCTTGCCACTGGACGTGTAGAGATAGTTCTGGCTCGTCGATAATAAAAACGTTATTGCGCTGCGCAGCCGGGTTGAAAGCAAGATGAGTCAAGATCACAAAAATCTGGGCTTCTCCAGACGAAAGCGAAGAAATTGGCCGCAGGCCATCAACGCCGTCTATATGAACTCCAATATAACCTTCATCGCCAAACGCGATTGCCTTGCCGCTATCGTGAAGGAATTGATTAACAAGATCCTGATAACTTTTCGTCGAAGAGAGTATTTGCTCTCTCATTTCATTGTAGTTTGCTACTTTTTCCGAGATAAACCTTATCCTAGCCAAGTGGGACTGATTGGCGCTCCAAGCGGCGACAGCCGATATGACCGGCGAATTGTCACTTTCGGAAGAAAATGCTTTTTGAAGGTCCGTGCCAGGTGGTAGTTTGTCGGCCAAGGATTGAAGGACATCCAAAAGAGGAATTAGCCTCTTTCGTACTTCGCTGACCGGCAGACGCATGATATCAGAAATGCTTTGAATGTCTTGGCGCACGCGTTGAAGCTCGCGCACGTCCTCGAGTGTTGGCAATCGTAGTGTGTTGCTGAGTGCAGACTCTCCATGTCCTGATCCAAGCAACCCAAGTAACATCTCGCGTTGGAGCCGTTCGCTAAGTCGACCGGATTGGATCAAGGCGTCACGATACCTATTTTCGGCAAGAGTTGCTGCGGCGGATAAGCTGGCGGAAAGAGACTTACTGAAGATATTTCGGCCAAACCGCGTTTGACGCGCGCCTATTGGAAGTCTGCCGAGACCCAAGGCCGACCGCCGGTCGATCCCAAGAAACATAGGAGTGGGCAAAGCGGCTATTGCTCTTAGGACCGGATGCGGCGCCTTCATTGAAAGCAGGTCGCGGTAATACTCCGCTTCGCTTTCAGTTTGTCGATAGGGGGGAGCTTCGGGATCTGGGCTATATCGCAAAAAATTAAATGGCTCGTCGATTCCATCGACTCGAAGCGTTACGACCTCTTCATTCGAGATGGCGCTGATGACATAATAGGTATCATCATGCTCGACCTCGACGCTGATCGACGAGTACTCCAGGTCGGCCAACATGGCCAGATCCGGAGAGACCAACGCGATCATCGAATTGAGAGCACTGGTCTTTCCGCTGCCGTTTATGCCGGTCAATAGCGTTAAGTTTCTTCGGAAAGTCACCCCGAATCGCAGGAACCCGTGTACGCCGTCAGCATTAAATTTGGCGATTCTCATACTGCATCCCCCGGATCACGGTGAAGTCCTTAAGCGTACAAGTCAAGTGGAACAAAGCCCTATTTCATTAGTGTCTACTGAAAGGCGTTCTGTTGAAAGCGAATGCTATCGCGCATTGTACTTTCCCACCACCCGATGGCAGATCGGCCAATCAACGCGGCTCTCCGTGAATGTCTTCGCCGGCCGGTACTGCTCCAGCGTCCATTCGCGGTCGTTCATGCCGACCAGGCGCTTGATGATGGCTTCCTCGTCGCCGCGCTCCTTGGGCGGCGTGTGGAAGAACACGGCGTCCGAATCCCGCGCCGGCTGCAGATGCGGGTTCACCAGCGCGGTGTCGCCAGGCCAATAGGCGGGGATCATGGATTCGCCGCGGACCAGGATGCCATAGCCGCCGCGGACATTCTGCAGCACCGCCGGCCGCTTGACCCAGTCGATCGCCTCGAAGGTGACGATCATGTGGCCTTCGCCGCCCATCGCGGCGGCGTAGATCGGCAAGTCGCGGCCGCCGACCAGCTCGTCGCCGGGGATGATCGGCGTGCGCGAGGCTCTCTGCTTCGGCTCGCGCACGACCGGCACGGGCGCGGCACCCGAGGCGTCGAGAAGCCAGGCGACATCGGTCTTGAGCAGCGCGGCGAGCTCGGGCAGCCGCTCCATCGAGGGACGGGTGGTGTCGGCCTCCCATTGCGTGACCGAGACACGTTTGATTTTGAAGTGATCGGCGATGTCGTTCTGCGTCAGGCCGGCAGCCTCCCGCGCCTGGCGCAGGCGCTGGCCGAGGGACGTCGAGTCGGTGCGTATCGTCGCGATCATGCCGCAGCATAGTAATTATTGCTTACTTTTTTGCAAGCGATTGCCTGTTGACATAGTAGGTAGGTAATACCTACCATCAGGCCATGATCGAAATCGTCAGAATCGCAGCCGCCAAGGTTGGCGGGTTGGGCGCGCTCGCCTCGCATCTGGGCATCCGCCACCAGGCCTTCTACTCGTGGAAGCGGGTGCCGGCCGAACGCGTGCTCGACATCGAGCGCGCCACCGGCATCTCGCGCCATGCGCAGCGGCCCGACCTCTTCGGTCCCGATATCCTCGCCGGTCCCGCATCCTCCCAAGCCGGGCCCGGCAGTGGCGAGGAGGCGCCGCGATGAGCCGCGCCTCCTCGATCAAAGTGCCGGCAAATGGCCGTGAAAGCCGGAATGCGCCGGTGGATTTCACGCTCTTCGCGCTTTTCCTCGAAGCCCGGCGCATCCACCGCGGCAAGTCGCCGACGCGCGTTGCGCGAGAAGCCGATGTCGAGGTCGACGCGGTGTTTCGCGCCGCGCGGGGCCGCGATCCGGGCGCCGACGAGTTCCTCGCGCTCTGCGCCTGGATCGGCGAGGAGCCGGCTTTGTTTCTCAAAAAGGAGGTCAGGCATGGTCAGGCTCGCTGCCTATGACTATCGCGAATTGGGCAAGCTGTTGCGGGCAAAGCTCAATGAAGACGGCCGCGGCTGGCGTGTCTGCGCCGGCGACATCGGGGTAAGCGCCTCCGACCTTTCCCGCATCTGCAACGGCCAGAGCGTCTCGGCGCCCAAGGTCATCGCCGTGTGCGACTGGCTGAGGCTTTCCTTCCGCGCCTTCTACCTCCCGCCGCCTGCCGTGCCGAGGCCGGAGATCGCCGAAATGTTTCACGGGAAGAGCACTGAAACGGAAAGGTGGGTCGATGTCTAAGATGCCAGCAATCTTCGGCCGGCCGGAAGGCATCTGCCCGCGCAAGCTGTTCCGCCTGCCGCTGCCCATGCAGGCCGAAGGCATTCGGCTGCTGTTCGAGATGGGCCAGAGCATGGCGCAGGTCACGGCTCGGCTTGGCCTGTCGGCGCAACAGGTGCGCGCGCTGTTGAGCGCCGAAGGCAAGTTCACGCGCGGCGGCGAAGCCTTCAACTTGGGCGAGGGGTGATCGAGTGTGGCTCTACATCCCTCGCTCGATCTGCTCTCCCTCTGCACCGGCGGAGCCGGTCTCGATCTCGGAGTCGAATTGGCGATTCCGTGTGCTCGAACAGTCTGCATGGTGGAGAGGGAAGCCTTCGCGGTCGCGCATCTGGTGGCAGCGATGGAACAGGGTCTCCTACATCCGGCTGCTGTGTGGAGCGATGCCCGAACCTTCGACGGCCGCCTCGGGCGTGGCGCGATTGACGGCGTCATTGGAGGCATCCCGTGCCAGCCCCATAGCCTCGCAGGGCGGAAGCAGGGCAGACTCGACGTCCGCGACCTATGGAGCGACGCCAGACGAATCGTTGTTCAGTCACGGCCCTGGCTCGTCCTCATCGAGAACGTCGCCGGCATGCTCGCGGCGGGGGCTGACGAGATCGCTGGAGCCGAAAGGGTTTGGCGAGACCTTCGCAAGCTTGGTTTTGCGGTTGAGATCGGACTGTTCACGGCGGCGGAAGTTGGCGCGAGCCATGAGCGCGAGCGGGTATTCATCCTCGGCGTGGCCGACGCCCGATGCCACGAATCGGGTCAGAGACGAGGAGACGCTGGCGAAGTGTGCGGCCTTTCGAAAGAGGAATGCCGGGCAGAATACGGTTCCTCTCTATCTGGCGGAAGTCGCGCAGAATTGGCCGACGCCCTCGGCTCGAGACTACAAGGGCGCCAACGGATTGGATCACCTTCAGAACGGAAAGGGTCGAGCTCATCTGGGGCAACTGCCGAACTTCGTCGAGGATCTTTGGTACACGCCAAATGTACCGAACGGGGGTCGAACTCTAAACGAGGAGACTTCCGCGACCGGCATCGGGCCCGATGGGCAGAAACGACAGGTGGGACTGGAGAACCAGGCGCGGTCGTGGGCCACGCCGCGAGCTTCGGACGGCGAGAAAGTAGGCGGGCGGTCGAAATCTCGCGTAATGGCGGGGGCGCCGCTGGAAACCCTGCCGGAGCAGAGCGCTGCCTTTTCCCTCCAAACCCCGGAGATTCGGATGGGTGGCGTGAAGTCCTTGGAAGATCGCCGGAGCTTGAACCCGCTTTTCGTCGAGTGGCTAATGGGTTGGCCAGAAGGATGGACGTTGGCCGCCTGGATCGACTTCGCATGCTCGGAAACGGCGTTGTGCCGCTGGCGGCAGCGCATGCGATCCGCACTCTGTCTTATCGGCTTGCCGACCGAGGCTCCGCCGGCGCAGCTCGCCTTGTTCGATTGACGGAGGAGATGGACCGATGATGTCCCTACCGCCGATATTCGACAACCGAACCGTTAATTGTGCCTTCGACGATCAGCGGCGAAGGACGCTCGGTGATGCCGGCCCGGCTTGCCCATGCAAGGAACGCCCGCCGAGCTGCTTCACCCTCGCACCGCCCATCGTAGGCGGCGCAGCATGCCTCGCAGGCGCAGGCATGCAATTTAGTTCGCTGTTCGAAAGGCCACTCTTCGAGGAACTCGATGGCATCCATCGCGCAGCGGATCATCCTTGGGCCGAAGGGTGCGTCGTTAACCAGCACAGGCGGTTCGAAAATGTCTGCCATCGCTTCCTCCACTCAGTTTCGGCCGCTCTGCGGCGGCTCGAACGCAAAGATCCAGAACCTATTGAATGGCGCCCGCGGCGCGCTTCGCAAGATATTGGATGCACCATTTCGAGCTTCAAGCATCTGAGCGCGGGGGGCTATCGTGTGGCCAGACATTGACCTTTTTGTCGCGGAGGCGCGCGCAGTTTCCGTTGAGGAAGCCGCCAAACGACTCGGGCTGAAATTTATCAGCGGGCGTTATGAGCACCCGCAGCCATGCCCGCATTGCGGCGGCACCGATACGTTCGCCTTCAACGCCGCCAAGAACAAATGGAATTGCCGCGCCGGCGGCGTCGGCGGCAATGACGGCATTGGCATGGCGGCGCATTGCGAGGGTTTGGATTTGCACCGCCGCGCGCATTTCCTGGAGGCCTGCTCGATCGCTCTCGGCCGGCCGATACCGGACGAGGAAGAACTGGAGAGTGGGGAAGAGCGCGGCAGAAGACTGAGGTGGATCGAGCAGCGCCGTCGGCACAACGAAAAGCAAGCCGCTGCCGGATCGGGAAGGGAGCGCGACTTCCGCGAGCGGGAACGGCAAAGGGCTCGCGCCATCTACGAAGCAGCCGCGCCTGTCGGCAGATATGGGCGGCCGGTGGCCGACTATCTTGCCGCGCGAGGCTGCGGGCAAATCGGCGCCTCGCATTGGCTCCGCTATGCATCCAACCTTGCCTATTGGCATGGGCAGGACGAGCGAGGGCATCCGGTCGCCCTTCATGCAGGGCCAGCGATGATCGCGCCCTTTATGGATCGATCGCTTGTTGCGATCGGTTGCCACATCAGCTGGCTCGATCTTGCCTGCCCGCCGAAATTCCGGCCGCAGCTCTTCGATCCTGCCAGTGGCGAGCTGCTGCCCTCAAAGAAGATGCGTGGCTCGAAAAAGGGCGGATTGATCCCGCTGTTCGGCGATCCGTCTGCGCGCCGCTGGGTCGGCGGCGAGGGTATCGAGAACGGCGCCGCCTTTGCCTGCTGGGAGAACTGGCGGCCCGACACGTTCTATTTCGCCGCCGGCGATCTCGGCAATCTGGCCGGACCGGCGGATCCGGCCTCGCGCTTCGCCCATCCGACGCTGAAGAAGCCGGATGCGAAAGGTGTGCTGCGGCCGGTCATGGTGGCGGGGCCGGTGCCTCGACCTGATCCGGATGCCGAAGACGCGATGTGGGTTGGCGATCACGTCGGGGAGCTGGTGCTGCTCGCAGACGGAGATTCCGAGCGCGTGATGACGGCGGCCGCCATGGCCCGAGCCCGCGCAAGGCATGCGCGGCCGGGCAGGGCAGTCCCGATCGTCTGGCCGCGCCAAGGTTGCGATTTCGCCGCAATGGCTCAGGCGGCGAGGGTGGCATGAACCGCAAGAAATCCGCAATGCCCGAGGAAGTCGCCGCCGTTCTTGCGGAAGCGACACGGCAGGCGCGCGCAGCGGGGCTCGATGCCGATGTTGGGCCGGATGACGGTGAGCCTGGCACGGCGCCGCGCAAGGGCAGCAAGGTGGACCTGGAGATTGTCAAGGCCTGCGCCGCCCTCGACCATTCCGACACCGACAACGCCGAAAGGCTGCTCGCCCATTTCGGCGAAGATTTGCTGGTGCGCGCGCAGTCCAAGGCGAGGCGGGCCGCGTTTGCCGTTTGGACAGGCACGCATTGGGATATCGAGACCGGCGAGCCGCGCGCCTTGGCGATCGCGCAGAATGTCGGCGGCCGCATCGCGCTCGAGGTCGATTTCATCGAGCCGACCGAGGCGGAACGGCATGCGATCGAGAGCGGGCTGAAGGCCTGCAAGATCGCCGAGGAAGAGCGCACGCCCGCGCAAAAGCGGCTGGCGAAGCTGGCGGAGGCCGCGCAGGCGAATGTCGCCCGGCGGGTCAGCCGCCGCATGACGCATGCGGTGTCGTCGAAGAACAAGGCCAGGCTCGAAGCCATGCTTGCCTGCGCGGCGCCGCACATCCAGCGCGGCCCGGACGAGTTCAACGCCGACCCGCTGAAGGTTGCGCTGGCGAGCCACACGCTCTGCTTTCGGCGCACGCGCAAGCGTGTCCGCAATCCCGCTTATGACGATCCAGACGACAATCGCGAGGACGTGCCCGAATTCATCGAAATCCCCGATGCCGAGCTGAAAGTGGTGCAAGGGCACCGCCGCCAGGACATGATCACGCAGCGCGTGCCGGTGGAGTACGATCCGCAAGCGACATGCCCGAAATGGGATGAGTTCGTGCGCGACAAGCTGCCGATCGACGCCGTGCGCCGCATGGTGCAGGTGGCTTCGGGCCTGGGGCTAGTCGGGCTGACGGTGCAAAAGCTGTTCTTCCACTACGGCAAGGGCGCCAACGGCAAATCCGTCTACATGGAAACGCTTTGCCGGCTGCTGGGCGAGGTGGCGGTCACGCTGCCTTCGGAATCCTTCATCGGTGAAGGCAAGGCAGGGGGTGCGGCCAATCCCGATATGGCGCGGCTCTATGGCCGGCGGTTCCTGCGCGTGAAGGAGCTGCCCGAGGGCGAGGATCTGCGCGAGAACCTGGTCAAGGATCTGACTGGCGGCGAGCATTTTACCGTGCGCGACCTGTTCGAGGGCTATTTCGATTTCCGGCCGGTCTTCACCGGCCACATGTCGGGCAATGGTTATCCACGCATCTCGGGCACGGACAACGGTATCTGGCGGCGCATGGCCGTCATCCACTGGTCGAAGATCATCGCCGAGGCCGACCAGCGCGAGTTCGAGGAGGTGGTGTCGGAATTCGTGCCGGAGTATCCGGGCATTCTGAACTGGCTGATCGAAGGCGTGCTGATCTTCCTGCGCGAGGGGCTTGTCATCCCCGACGCCGTGCGGCTGAAGACGCAGGAGTATCGCGACGAGATGGACCGCACATCCGCATTTTGCGCGCGCTGCGTGGTGCCCGATCCGGCGACCGAGCTAACCGCCAAGCAGTTCTACCAGGCCTATGTCGACTTCACCGTGGACGAGGGTGGAAAGCCGATCTCGCTGACCGCGTTCGGGCTGATCATGAAGAAGAAATACGAGCGGGTGGATGGGCGCATCGTCGTCTACCGCGGCGTGCGCCTGGTCGACGTGCCTGCCTCGCGCGTGCCCGATCAGGAGGCGCGATGAGCCACGTACCCCTCCTGGACGACAGGGAGCCCGCGCGGTGGCGGCAGTTGCGGGAGTTTGCGACACGCCGCGATACCCCGGACAGCGGCGATAAGGAAAACAAAAACAATGCCTTGCGAGAGTCCGCACCAGTTTATGCGCACGTATGGGCGAAGAGCGGGGCGCGGGGAGCGGAGGCTTATGCAAAGCCTCCCAAAAACTGTCGCTGGTGTCGCATCCACGCCCAACCGTCTGGAATCGCTCGCTTCGAGCTTGGCTCTGACTACTGCCTGACTCTCTCAAAACCATCGCGACTGCTGCAGGAAGAAAAAATGAAGACGGTAACGATTGATGAGCTGCTGACCTGGGCCTTCGTGCATGAATTGCCGAAAGGCGGCGGCGTGGAAGGGCTGGACAATCCGCATTCGGCCTGGCGCTCCTTGCAGGCTTCCTCCTGGAGCAAGATCACCGGCTTTGGCGAGCTTGGCGCGTTGATCGACGGCGGACGCAAGGACTACGAGAATTTCTGGCTCGAGCAGGGCGAGCCGCATGAGGATGCGGTCACCGTTGGCCGTGAAGTGGCAGCACTGGCCGGGTGCGACGCCGTTATCCCGGCCGAGTGGAATGCTTTGGCCGATTGGCCCGATACGAAGGGTCTGGCCGAACTCCATGTGGCGAGGGCAGTCGATCGCTATGGCAGACGGTCCCACGAGCAGCGCGGCGAGGGCATTGTCTCGCTTGTCGTCGGCACCGCAATCCTTGGCCGCGAACCGGACTGGACGGCCGAGCCATCGAAGATCCGCTTGGCTGAACGCGCAGGTCGGCCGGCTTGGTTCGTCATGAAGCGGGTCACAGACGAGAACGGCCAGACTTTCGACATCGAGGTGCATGGCTATGACGAACGCGCCAAGCGGCCGGTTAGCGGCGCCTACCGGAAATACGAGTTCTCCACTGACCCGGGCGGCGACATCATGGGCAGGCTCGACTACCAGATTTGGGTCGCGGCGCTGCGCCGGCTGGAGAGCGAGCTTGCCACGCAGCTGACCGCGCACCGGCTAGTGGTTTCCGACCGCTCGATGACGCCGTGGCTGGATGCGGACAGGCCGGGCATCTGGCTGGCTGACAGGGCCGCCGCCGGCCACGTGAAAAAAACTGCCTCCGTCCGTTGACGCGCGGCAGAAACTTGACTTAGACCTGAACACGGTAAGAAAGAACTGGCCCCGGCGCTCCCTCGCGACCGGGGCTTTTCATTTTCGGAGCGCGAGCATGGCCGGCCTGCTGGAGATCAGGTGGGCCGATCTGTCCGGGCTCAAGCGGCTGGACAACGCGCTTGGCCGCTTGAGCGACCTGCAGCGCAGCGAAGTCCTGCGGCGCGCGGTCAACCATGTCGGCGACAGGCTGCGCACCAGGCTGACGCGCGCGCTGTCCAAGCAGACCGGGCTGCCCTATCGCACGATCCGCAGGGCCATCCAGGTCGAGCGCCCCACTTACGGCAAGCTCGCCTATGTCACGCGAACACACGGCGGCGATGTCTCCCTCAAATACTTCAAGCCGCGCGAGACGCGGGCAGGGGTGAGCGCCTCGCCCTTCGGAAAGCGCCGGCTGTTTGCCGGCGATTTCACGAAGGCAGGCCGCTTTCCAAATCGCGTCACGGCAAAAGGCCTGGGCGGCCACGTCTATGCGCCGGAGCGACTATCCACCAGGTGGGGCCGGCCGGTCTCGTTCGTCGATTCAGGCGTGATCATCCCCGCCGAAATGGTCAAGGGCGACACCGCCCAGGAATTCACCGAGTTCGCCAACCGCGAGCTGCCGCCGAGGGTTATGCACGAGATCACCTTCATGCTCCCCGGCTTCTTCAACTGACCAGGCACAGCGCCCAACATCGACTTGAAAGACATTTAGGGACCGTACGCCACCCTTCGCCCCCGAACGGGCAGACCGGCCCCTGGGTTTTGGCCAGTCTCACCATCGAAAAAGTTGGGTTGTCAGGGTTGTCAGCGGCTTAAAGGAAGTTGTCTGAATGCCGCCCGAAGAGACCGTGATGTCGACGCCGGCCGATGTGGCGGCGCGAGATGGCGTTACGAAGCAGGCCGTCACGAAACTCGTGCGGCGACTGGTCGAGGAGCACGACCTTCCGGTCGAGCGCGACGCGCGCGACCGGATCATGCGCTTCTCGCTGGCGCACTACGATCATTACCGCGGCGAGTTCGCGAGTTCCGAAAAGGTCGCGGCGGCACGCAAGGATGCGCCGTCAGCATCGCCCGCCAATTCCAGCACGTCGCGCGACGAGGCGCTTCGGCAGGAAGCCTGGCTGAAGGTCGGGCGCGAGAAGCTGCGGCGGCAGGAGCATATCGGGCAGCTCGTGCGGGCCGATCGCATGCGCGAGGCCTTGACGGTCTGCGGTCGAGAGATCCAGTCGAGCATCGCCCGGCTGCAGAACAAGGCCGACGATATGGCGCTGGCTGTTTCGCGAGAAGGCTCCCACGGCCTGCGTGTGTTGCTGCGCCAGACCGCTTTCGATCTCAACACCGAGATCGCGGATCGCCTCGCCGGAATCGTCGCGCAAGCGGCCGAGCACGACGAGGCACTCGAGGACGAAGAGCTTTGAGCATCCACGTTGGCCCCGGCCACCCGGGAGCGTTGCGTCTCGCCGGCATGGCGCTGGCGGATGCCATCAGGCCGCGACCGCCGGCGCGTTTTCGCGAGTGGCTGCCGAAGAACATCATCCTGGTCGACGGGCCGAAGAAGGGAGAATTCTGGACGCTCGACGACGCGCCGTATCTTGGCGAGATCGCCGACTGCCTCAGTATCGAGCATCCCTGCAACCTGGTGACGGTGCGCAAGTCCCAGCAGACCGGCGTGTCGATCCTCGCCCTGGCCTGGGCGCTCTACATCGCCGATACCGCGCCGGACAACACGATCTACGGCCTGCCGTCGATCGACTTCCTGCAGGACATGAACAGCCAGAAGCTGCAGCCTCTGATCGAGGCCTGGCAGAAGGAGACCGGCAAGCAGGTCATCTTTCCCGCGGTCAGCCGATCCGGCGCCGGCTCGACGATCTACGAAAAGCGCTTCGCCGGCGGCTCGCTGATGCTGGCCAACGCCAATGTCGCGACGGACCTGTCCGGCAAGACGACGCGGTACGGGGTCAAGGACGAGGTCTCCAAATGGCAGACCCACGTCACCGGCGACGATCCGGAGACGCTGTTCTTCGGCCGCTTCACGGCCTTCCGGCGCACGAAGTCCTACAAGATCTTCGAGCTGTCGACGCCTGAGATCGACACAGGCGACGAGCTCGGCGACGCGCAGGGGCATTGCCGCATCGACCGGTCCTTCAAGCGTTCGGACCAGCGCTTCTGGAACATCGCCTGCGTCGAATGCGGCGGCGAATTCGTCCAGTCGCATGAGGGCTTCCACCTCGACCGGCTGCATCCGCACAAGAGCTTCTATGTCTGCCCGCATTGCGGACATATCGTCAGCGAGACGGAGCGGGTGATCGGCGTCCGCAACGGACGTTACGTTGCAACGCTCTCCGGCCCCGACCGCCATCCCGGCTTCCATGTCGACGCCTTCATCTCGCTCATGATGAGCTACGAGGCGATCGCGGAAGACGTGCTCAACCAGGCCAAGCCCGGCGGGCTCGGCGAAAAGGGCATCTTCAATCTGGTGTATGGCCTTCCCGCCAAGGTGAAGGGCAACGCGCCGGAATATGAGCGGCTGATGGAGCGCCGCGAGCCCTTCGCCGAAATGAGGGTTCCGGCGGACGGCCTTATTCTGGTCGCCGGCGCCGACGTGCAGCACAATGGCATCTGGGCCGTCGTCGTCGCCTTCGGCGAGGACCGGCAGAGCTGGGTGCTTGGCGTCCGCTTTTTCGAGGGTACGACCGACAATCCCGGCCAGGGCGCCTGGACGAAGCTCGACGAGTTCTTCGCCAAGCCGCTCGAGGATGCCTTTGGCGGGCAGCGACGGATCGAGGCGATGGCGGTGGACGGCGGCGACGGCGGCCGCACCAACCAGGTGCTGGAGTGGTGCCGGCGCCGCGCCAATGCCTACGCCGTCAAAGGCGTCGGTGGCCGCGGCGTGCCAGCGATCAGCGTTCCGGCGAAGAAGTCGGTGACCAAGCGCGGCAAGCGCAAGCGCTTCGGCAGCGCCATGCTGTGGCCCGTCGGCACCTGGGGCCTGAAGGCGGAGCTGTTCGCAAACCTGCACAAGCTCGGCTTGCGCTCCGGCGAGGCGGCAGACCCGCCCGGCTATGTGCATTTCGGCGACTTCCTGCCGAAGGAATATTTCCTGCAGCTCACCGCCGAAGCCTTCGTGGCAGAGGTCGTGCGCGGCAAGTTTCACGAGGAATGGAAGCGGCTGCGGCCCGACAATCACTGCCTCGACGCGCATGTCTACGCCATGGCCATGGCTGAAATGCTCGGCCTCTCCACCAGGCGGGCCGACGACTGGGCGACGGTGCGGCAGCGGCTGCAACCCGCGCCCGAGCCCGACCTGCTCAACGGCCTGACCTTCGCCGGCCCGGCAATTGCGGCGCGGACAGAGGCCACAATTGACGCGGCCTCGAAGGCCCGTCGCCAGAAATGGAAGAACCGCGGATGAAGTTGCTGGACAGGATATTCGGCAGGGGAGGCGCGTCCGCTCCGCGCCCGTCCCCGCAGGCCGGATATCTGCGTGACAGCCGCTCGAGGATCCTGTCGACGCGCGGCACGGCGCTGCGCGACCATCGCGACGAGGTGCGCATCGCCTGGCGGCGGGCCGCCGGGCTCGCGATGGACATCATCCAGAATTCGGGCCGGCTGCGCGGCGCCGTCGACCAGGTGATTGCCGATACGGTCGGCGTCGAGCTGATCCTCAGCCCGGCGCCAGACCTGTCGGCGCTCGGCTACGACAAGCAGGAGACGGACGAGTTCATCAAGCTGCTGAAAGCTGCGTGGAAGCATTGGGCGTGGAACGCGCGCGAGTGTGATCTCAAAGGCAAGTTCATCGTGCCGCAGAAGGTGGATGTCGCGCTCCGCCACGATGTCGTCTACGGCGAAGCCCTGGCGCTGATGGACTACATGTCCGTTCGCGAGCGGCGCCAATACGGCATCACGTCCGGCACCAAGATGTGCCTGACGACGCCGACCGCGCTGGTGCAGGATACCAGCGAGATCGAGGGGCTCTATCAGGGCGTCGTCCATGACCCGAACGGCCGCCCGATCGCCTATCGCCTCGCCGAAAAGGAAAGCGGCATCATCGTCAAGCGCGACCACGCGGCCTATGACGGAGAGGGTCGCCAGATGGTCGCCCATGTCTTCGATCCGATGGACAGCAACGACGTTCGCGGCATCTCGCGCCTGGTGACCGCGTTCCGCGAATATCTGCAATGGGAGACCCTGGTCGATGTCACGATCCAGACCGGAATCCTGCAGACCGTCTTCGCCAGGTGCTGACCAGCGAGAGGCCGTCGGCCGAAGCCTTCGAAGGGCTCGAAGCGCTAGGCGAGAGCCAGGACGGCAAGGCGCTGCGCGACGAGTTTCGCGACTATTTCCTCGCCGTGATGGACAAGGCGGCGGAAAGCGAGATCTCGGTCGGCACCGACCCGAAACTGTCGCATTTGGCACCCGGCGAGAAGCTGGAATTGATGTCGACCGGCATTCCGGGTCCGCAGTTCCTGCCGGTCTCGACCGAGCTGCAGCGGGGCATGGCGCGCGCGATCGGCATCAGCGTCGCGAGCTACACCATGAATTATGAGGGCGCGACCTATTCCTCGACCCGCATGGAGGGCGCATCCCTGCATCCGGTGGTCACCCGCCGGCGCGAGCGTATCGCGGCGCCCATTTGCCAGCTTGCCTACGAGCATCTCGTCGACGAGCTGATCGGCACCGGGCGTTTGCCTTTCAAGGGCGGCTACGAGGCCTTCAAGGCCAATCGCGACAAGGTGCTGTGGGCGAACTGGCAGGGGCCGGCCAAGGCCACCGCCGACGACCAGAAGAGCGCGAAGGCCGCAACCGAGCGGCTGCTCAACGGCACCTCGACGCCGGACATGGAATGCGCTGAGATCGGCGCCGACGCGGAGGAAGTCTTCGAGCGCCGGCTCTATTGGCACAAGCGCTACGCCGATGCCGGCATGCCGTCGCCCTTCGTGCGCAATGCCGGCGACCCGAAGGATGACGTCATACCGGCCGAGAAAGCGTCCAAGCAGAAGGAAAACGCCTGATGCCGGCCCTCGTCAGCATCAACGGCGTCGCGATCGACCAAGAAGATCCCTGCGCGCTCTACCAGGCGCTTTACGCGGTCAAGCTGCGCATCCTCGCCGGCGAGCATGTCGAGGAACTGCAGATCCAGTCGCCGGTCACCCGCGAGCTAATGCGGTTTTCAGCGGCGAACCTGAAATCGCTCGATGCCGAGCTGATGCGCCTTGCGGCTGCCTGCTCGGCAAAGTCGGGCAAGCGCTCGCGCTACGCCAAGACCATGCGGTTCATCCGCTAGGAGCCATCCATGTCATCGCTGATCCACATCGCCGACCGGGTGCTGAACCGGCCGCTCCTGATCACGCGCGACAAGGCCGAGGTCATCCTCTCCGTTCTCGCCGGCCGCATCGGCGTGAAAGCGCCCGATGCATCGCGTTTCGAGGGCTCCTCGGTTGTCGAGGACGAAAGCGGCGCCCGTCGCGCCGTGCCTTATCGCATCACGCGAGAAGGCGTCGGCATCATCACCATCACCGGCTCGCTGGTGAACCGCGGGGCCTGGGTCGGGGCGAGCTCGGGTCTCACCTCCTATGAAGGGATCGGCTTCCAGTTGAAGTCCGCGGCGGCCGATCCGGCCGTCAGGTCCGTCATCCTAGACATGCATTCGCCGGGCGGCGAAGCCGTCGGCGCCCTTGAAACGGCCGCTCTCGTGCGCGACCTGGCCGCGAAGAAGCTTACCGTCAGCGTGGTCAACGGCATGGCGGCATCCGCCATGTACGCCATCGCCTCCGGCGCCACCGAGATCGTCACCACCGAAACCGGCATCTCGGGCTCGATCGGCGTCGTTCTGCTGCACGCCGACTTCAGCCGGCAGCTCGACCGCGAAGGCATCACACCGACGCTGATCCATGCCGGAGCGCACAAGGTGGACGGCAATCCGTTCGAGCCGCTTTCCGAGGCGGTCCGCGAGGACCTGCAGGCCGAGGTCGACGCCTTCTACGGCGCTTTCCTGACCACGGTCGCGAAGGGGCGCGGCAGCAGGTTGACCGCTGCCGCCGCGCGCAAGACGGAAGCCCGCACTTTCATCGGCAAGGCAGCCGTCGACGCCGGCGTCGCAGATCGGGTCGGTTCTTTCGAGACCGTGCTCGCCGAACTTTCCCGCGCCTCCACGCCGAAAGGCGGGCGCTCAACCTCGCAGCCAAGGAGCACATCCATGAGCGAGACCACCGGCGCGCCCGCCGCCACCGAAGTTGCGGGCATTTCAAAGGCCGATCACGACGAAGCCGTCGCCGAGGCCGAGAAGAAGGGCCACGCCGCCGGCCACGTTGCCGGCAAGGCCGAAGCCGGCAAGCGCCTCGCCACCGCGCTTGGCGCCGAAGGCATCAAGCGCGACGGCACCCGCATGGCGGCCGCCCTCGAGCTGGCGGCGAAGTCGCCCGATATGTCGGGCGAGGACGTGGCCGCCTTCGTCGTGGCCAATGTCGGCGCCTCCAAGCCCGCTGAGGCCGACGCTTCCGCCTATGAGAAGTCGCGCCTCGCCGCGGCAGGCCTGGCGCAGCCCGGCGCAAAGAGCGCCGAGGCGTCGCAGCAGGCTGCAAGCCGCATCCTGGCCAACTACCGCGCCTCGACGGGCGCGCCTGCCAAACAGGGCTGACGCCCAGGCCCATCCAACCGCAACTCGTCACTGAAAGGGTTGATCATGACCAGCATTCCGTTCGCAGAGCCGGGCATGGCGGCCCGCGACGTGTCCGACAGCTTCACCTCCGCCGAAATCTTCAATTCGGCCATTCCGCATCCCGTGACGGAGGATTTTTCCGTTGGTGCCGATGTGGCCCTTCCGGCCTTCTCGGTCGTCGGCCTCGCGGCCTCCGGCCTCAGCCTCGCACTGGCGACGCTTTTGTATGCCCCTGGCGCGAAGGCGACGGGCCGGCTGGTGTTTTCCGGCGCTGGCACCGCCGACGACACCATCACCATCGGCGCGACCGTCTACACGCTGAAGGCTGCGCCGACCACCGTCGCCGGGCAGGTCAAGATCGGCGCGACGGCGGCTGAGACTGCCAGCAACCTGATCGCCGCCATCAACGGAGGCGCCGGCGCCGGCATGTTCTACGGTTCGCTGACCGTGCCGCATCCGGATGTGACCGCGCAGTCGGATGCCGCCGGCATCGTCGGCATCATCGCCCAGGCGGCCGGCGCCGCCGGCAATGCGATCGCCACCACGGAAACCGGCTCGGTCACCGCCTTCGCCAACGCTACGCTGGTCGGCGGCGTCGACCAGGCCGGCGTGCAGGCGATAGGCGTCACCACGGCGCCGGTGGTCGACACCGACGCCGCGCAGAGCGTCGCGATCTATCGCGCCGGCAATTTCAACCCGGATGCGCTGAACTGGGACGCCTCCTTCAACACCGACGCCAAGCGCGAGGCCGCGTTCCGGGGCGCGCCGTCGCCCACCAACATCCTCATCCGCAAGCGGCTCTGACCGCGCATCTTCAACGCAATCGCGGCCTCGGCCGCCGCTTTCACAAGGGCCAAGACCATGGCGGACTTCGACCACTACGAACTCTGGGACACGCACACTCTGCTTGGCGTGTTCCGCGAACTGGACATCGTGCCGAGCTACTGGCTCGATCTGCTTTTCCCGAACGAAATGTCGTTCACCGACGAATATGTCGACCTGGAGAAAATTCCGCGCGCCGGCCGGAAGCTGGCGCCTTTCGTCGCGCCGATGGCGCAGGGGCGCGCGATCTATGAGGAGGGCGCCCGCGTCGAGCGCTTCAAGCCGGGTTACGTCAAGCCCAGCGACCCCGTCTCGCCGCTGCGGGCGCTCACCCGCCGCCCCGGCACGTTGCTCGGGCCGAACGCGCAGACGCCGCAGGCACGCTACGACGCGGTGAAGGCCGACATCCTGCAGTATCATCGCGTCGCCATCGAAAGGCTTTGGGAATGGATGGCCGCCAAGGCCGTCATCGACGGCAAGGTCGTCATCGAAGGCAAGGACATGCCGCAGCGCCTGGTCGATTTCGGGCGCGCCGCGGGCCACACCATCGTCCTCGGCCCCGGGGCGCGGTGGGGCGATGCCGGCGTGTCTATCCTCGAAGACATCCAGGGCTGGGCGGACATGATGCACGCTGCCGAGTTCGGCGGCGCGCCGAACCGCATCACGGTCGGCATCGACGCCTGGGGCGTCATGCGCCGCGATCCCGAGATCCTCGCCGAAATGGACCTGACGCGGCGTGGCAATGCCGACCTGACCATCAAGACCGGGCTGATGACCACCGGCGAGGTGCGCTATGGCGGCACGCTCGGCGGCGGGATCGAGGTGTGGGTGTACAAGGATTACTACACCGTCAACGGCGCCGTGACGCCGTTCATGTCGCCCAAGGATGTCGTGCTCACCGGTCCGAACGTGCAGGGCTACCGCTGCTTCGGCGCGATCGTTGACGTGCATGCCCAGTTCCAGCCGCTGCCGATCTTCCCGCGCGACTACATCCCCGAGGGCGATGTGGCGATCGAGCAGATCGTGACACAGTCGGCGCCGCTCATGGTGCCGGTCAATCCCAATGCGACCCTGAAGGCGACGGTCATCGCCTGATCACAGCGACATCGTCTCATCGTCCACCATCCCACCTGGAGAAGCATCATGGTCAAAGCGGTCGCTTTGAACACTGTCCATTTGTGCAAGACGCCGGGCGAGAGAAGCCCGGAAGGCAAGACCGTCAAGCGGGCCGAGATCGAGGTCAAGGCGCCCGGCGCGATCTTCGATGTCGACAAGAAGCAGCTAGACGATCTTGTCGGCCGTGGCGCCGCCCGCCCGGCCACCAAGGTCGACCTGGCGCGCGCCGACGAGTCGAGCCAGATGGATCTCGGCTAGGCCGAACCATCCCGCCTGACCGGAGACTCTCATGGACATTCGTGCAGCCCGCTCGCGCCTTGTCCATGAGACGCGCTCCCGCCTCGGCGACCTGATCACCATCCGCGCCAAGGCCCGGGGCGAGATGTCGGTTGCCGACGATCCGACACGGTCGGCGATGGTCGACCTGAAGGGGCGGTTCGACATCAATCCGGACCTCGATTTCCTCGGCGGCCGCGACCGCGGCATGGCGCCGACGCGCTTCGCCGGCCGGCTGTGCACGATCTCGATCCCGCGCGCCGATATGGCCTGGTTGCCGAAAGAGGGCGACCAGGCGGAGATCACCAGCCGCCCGGCCGAGCCGATCTACTCCATCGTGCGCGTAGTCGACGACGCGGCCGAAGTCATCGTGCTATACCTGTCGAACCTTGGAAAGTGAGATCCGAAGGACAGAAGCCCCCGCAAACTAAGGGGTTTGCGATCTGTCTTCCGAAACGATGTGCCATTCGTTGGCGGAACAAACATATGCGCAATTGCCGCATTTGATCTTGGCATTCTCATCATGAACGTCTTCACCGGGCTCTAAGTCAAACCCGCGATTTCCGCACATCGGGCAAACTGCGAAGCCGGTTCGTCGGGCAACTTTGATCCACGCCATTTCGCCTCTCGCGCTGAATAGGGACTCAGCAGCTCCAGCTGGCCGAAGCCCTCAAGCACACACAATAAGCCGGCCGGAGAAGCGCGGGAATACACAGGATAGAATTGCAATGAGCCTCGTCAATGCGATGCTGCGCATGCTGGCCGTCCAGGCGCTGCGCGGCAGCACCATCGCCGCGGACGGCGTCACAGATTCCTCGATCGAGGCGCTGTCTTCGATCATGAGCGACCGCCAAGCGCCGGTCATCCTGGTGCGGATCGATGAGGCCAAGTGTAGCGGGCAGAACGAGGGGTTCTTCGTCACCTCCGGCGCGGTGACCTTCGCGCTCGACCTGATCGTCGCCTCGAGCGTCACCTACCAGACGACCGATGGCCAGACGGTCAGCCAGATCGAGATCGCGCCGACCGATGCCGGGCTTGAATTCTCGCTGGACATGCTCGACCGGCAGTGGCGACGCGTGCTGTCGGACCCGAGCAACGCTTTCACGGAATGCTTCCGCGCCCTCGTCGCGGCGGTCGGTCCGGTGAAAGCCGCTCGCGGCATCGATCCCGAGGGCGGCCGCAAGCACGCCATCCGCATGGTCGAGATCGAGATCGAGCCCGTCTGCGATCCGGCGCCCGGTGCGCCGCTGCCGACCGTCATTGAAGCGGCGCTGACCAAGCTTGCGACGGTCGCTGACTATCGGGCGGCGGTCACCATCATGCGCGCCGAGCTCGGCAAGGGCGCCGATCTGACGAGCTGGCAGAAGGTGCAGTCTACGCTGATGACCACGGCGGCGGTGCCCGGCATGCTGGGCGTGGCTCCGCCGGACGCGCTTCCCGGCCTCGTCGAGGCCGTCGATTTCGACAATGTCGGTACGGTGATCAACGGCGCCGAGACCGAGCTGACGGTGGACATTCTTCCCGATCCCGATCTCGGGGGGCCGCCTGATGCATGACGCCTCGGCCGAAGGCCGCAAGCTCGACCGGGCGTCGCGCCCCATGGCGCGCCCCGCCGGAGGGCCAGGGAGCGAAGCGAGCGGAGCGGCCCAGTGAGGCATGATACAGAACTTGTGAAGGTCATTCTCGGCCTCCAGGCCGATATCGCCGCGCTCAAGCGCATGGTCGCCGGCAATCTGCGGTTCGGCACGGTGAAGAAGGTCGATCACGACGCCAAGCGCGTGCAGCTCCTGCTGTCCGATGCCAACGGTCGCGAGTTCCTGTCGCCGCTGCGGCCATGGGGTGAAATCGCCGGCAATGAAAAGTCGTGGCGGCCGCCGACGCAAGGCCAGCAGATGATGCTGGTCGCGCCGCATGGCGACATGCGCCAGGCCGTCGCGCTGCCGATGACCTATTCGGACCAGAACGCCGCGCCGTCTTCCGATCCCGGCACGAGGATCCTTTCGAAGTTCGGCGGCGCGGCGATGCTGTTCGACGGCGGCGGCGATCGCGCCGAACTGTCGGCCTCGCGCGTCGACCTTGGCGCGCCCGAGGGGAAGAAGGTCGCCCGTATCGGCGACAAGGTCCACGTGATGTCAGGCTCCTCGACCGGCTTTTGGCCGATCGTCGAGGGGTCCTCGAAAGTCTATGCGGCCGACTAGTGGTGAAAACCTAGCGGAGTGGCCGGAAACGACCAACTTCGGTCGCGAGACTGCAAGCAAATGCAGCCTGCAAGCAGCCTTGATGGAAGCCGGATGGCGCCGTCGTAACTAGCGACGGCGCCCCCCTAATCTCAGGGCTGAGCCTTTACCGGCAGGCGAAAGGGAGCGCCTAGCCGGTTGAATGCGTTCATCGCTGCAATCGTGATGGTGAGATCCACTAAATCTTTAGGCTCGAAAACAGCCGAAACAGCAGCATAAGCTTGGTCGGAAGCATGAGTCTCACTGACAAGCGTCACCTCCTCGGCCCAGGCCAGCGCCGCGCGGTACTGATCGGAAAAAAGGTGCGGTACCTCGGCCCACACTGGGACCAGAGTGACCTTGTCGGCCGCCATGGTTTTGAGCAAATCTCGGGTGTGGATGTCGATACAATGCGCGCAGCCGTTGATCTGAGACACGCGCAGGAACACGAGATGGACCAGTTCCTCGGGCAGATTGGTGTTGTGCGTGACATAGTGATGGACGCCGAATAGCGCCTTCGCTCCAACCGGTGCTACTTCGTACCAATTTAGGCGCGTGTTATGATTCATGATGATCTCCTTTAGCCGCGCTCGTGTATGCGCTGCCACTCTGACGAGGCAGCGGTCGATGGCGTGACATCAAGAACTTCTTTTTTGGCAGGCGCGATGTCACATTCGCGCTGACTGACTCGTCTCCTACCTCGGGCTTTGATTAAGCAAGGGGAACAAGGCTGGACGAAAGCAACGGGACGATGTCGCCTGTGATTTCCTCGGCGAGAGTAGGAAGAGCGAAGCGAGCGTTGTGTATGCGGCTTTCTGACCAAAGGACTGCGGATTTCACTTCGGAGCGCGAGCGGCTGGTGCGCCTGAGCTATCGGATGCTTGGGTCAGTCAGCGAGGCGGAGGATGTTGTGCAGGATGCTTGGTTGCGCTGGGCAGGCACCGAGGACGAAATCGGCGTTCCCGCCGCCTACCTCACGCGTATCGTCACCCGACTATGTCTTGATCGCATGAAGTCAGCACGGGCGCGTCGCGAGACCTATGTCGGCCCTTGGCTGCCGGAGCCATTGGTCGAGACTGCCGATGCGTACGAAACCATTGCCGACGATGTAACTGTGACGCTGATGGTAGCCCTGGAGCGACTGTCGCCCCTCGAGCGGGCAGCGTTCCTGCTCCACGAAGTGTTCGACGTAGCGCTAACCGAGGTGGCGGTTGTGCTTGATCGTGAACCTGCCGCAGTTCGGCAACTTGCTTCTCGCGCACGCAAGAATGTTCAGACCGCACGGCAACGATACAGCGTCGGCGCGGCGGAGGCCGAGCGAATCGCCCGCGCCTTTTTTGCTGCGTCGCGCGACGGCGATGTCGCCGCGCTTTCAGCCCTGCTCGCGCGCGATGTAGAGATCCATAGCGATGGCGGTGGCAAGGTGCTGGCCTTCCGCAATGTTGTTCGCGGCGTTGAGCGTGCACTGCGCCTCTTCGTTTCGGCTCACCGCAAGGCCTTGACCCCGCCCACTTTCTTGCGAACTGCGATCATTGACGGCCTGTCGGGTTATGTCAGCCTCGACCCGAGCGGTGCGCTGCAGACAACAGCGCTGGGCATCCGCGAGAGCAAGATCTTCGCTATCTATATCGTCAAAAATCCAGACAAGCTGACGCACATTAGGGTCTAGTAGGCCTCCAGCGCGGTCGAAGCACTGAAGCGTCCGCCTAAACCTTTTCGCGGCTGAAACAGACGGGCGGCTTTCCACCCAGAACTACTCTGCGCTTCGGGGTACCAAGCGTTAAGCGTTCACCACTAGGAGGGCTTTCATGCAGCTCATTGTAACGCACCGCGCGCCGCATCTCGGCGCGTCGGGAACTTCAATCGACCTGACGCCATCGCAGGCCGTTTATGAGCGCCTTCGCGGTCATGTCGTCCAGCCAGCCTCGCCGATGCCTTCGCCGCAGGCTGCGGGGAGCAAAGCCCGCGCAGCGAAAGTGCAGAGGGAAGGGCCTGCCCTTCGTAGCCCGAAGGGCGCAGAAGGGTGACGCAATTCGGCATGGATCGCTCGACGGGTCTGCGCCAGAGCGGCTGGGACAATGTCATCCAGGCGATCGAGATCCTGCTGACCACGCGCTATTTCGAGCGGTGCTTGCGCGAATATGTCGGCAGCCCGGTGCCCGCTCTGCTCGGCGAACTGGCGAATGTCCAGACCGTCATCCGCTTCCAGTGGTCGGTCGCGGCCGTGATCCTGCTTTTCGAGCCGCGCTTCACCCCGACGCGCATTTCGCCGCTGACGCTCGATCGCACGGGCGCATCCGACTGGGTTATCGAAGGCATCTATCGCCCGCGCGCCCACCTTGGCGACATAACGCCGGCCGGCACCGTCTCGCTTCGCCTCGGCCAGGCCGGCGGACAACTAATCGTAACGGGGTAGACGGGCGGGGCCCGCAAGCCCGACCGGGCGTCGCGGCTCATGCCGCGCCCCGCCGGAGCCGCAGGCGGCGACGCCGCCGGTGCGCGGCGTGAGGCAACCAGGAAACAACGATGCTCGATCTGTCCACGCTCGAGGGCCTGCCGGCGCCGCAGGCGATCTCCGTCACATCGGAGGCCGACGCTCTCGCCGCGATCAAGACCGTCTTCGTCGACCTGGCGACCGGCTATGGTCTCGACGTCTCCGGCATCATCGACCTCGAGGGCGAGCCGGGCAACATCCAGTTGCAGGTCGGGGCATTCAGAGAGGTCCTCTACCGGGCGGCCATCAACGACGCCGTCAAGGCGAACCTGCTGGCCTTCGCCGCCGGCGCGGACCTCGACCATCTCGCCGCCTTCTACGATGTGGTGCGGCTCGACGGCGAGACAGATGCCCGGCTTCGCGCTCGCACCGTCGTCGCGATCTCCGGCCGTTCGACCGCCGGCTCCGAGGATTGGTACAAGAGCGCGGCGTTCCGGGCGAGCATTCGCGTCAAGGATGTCGCCGTCTATCGCGTCGGTACCGGCCCGGACATTCGCATCGCCGTGCTTGCGACCGATAATTTCGGCGAGCCCGACGCCGCGCTGCTCGCCGCGGTCGACGCCGAGGTGCAGAAGAACAGCGTGCGGGTGATCTCCGACCGCATCACCGTCGTGTCCGCCACGAGCGCCACGCTGGACGTCGCCGCCGATATCCGGCTTCTGCCGACGACGCCGATGACCGTCTTCGACAGCCTCGAGACGCTCTTGCGCCAGTCCTTGGCCGACGAGGGCGGGCTCGGCTTCAACCTGACGCGCTCCTGGCTGGTTTCCAAGCTTCAGGTGCCCGGTGTCCAGAAGGTGTCGCTGACCGCTCCGGTGACCGACACGATTGTGGATGACGGCGCCGCGGTGAAGCTTGGCACCGTCGCGCTGACCTACAAGGGCCGCGACCGGTGACCGATCGGCAGAACCTCCTGCCGCAGAACGCGACGGGTTTCGAGCGCGCACTGTCGGAATCGCTCGACCGTCTGCCGGAGCTGCAGCCCGGCTTCGACGAGCTGCGCGGCTTCAAGACAGCGCCGGTGCAGGAATCTATCCTGCCATGGCTGGTGGTCGAGTACGGGCTTGGCGGCATCACGCAATATCTGCCGGACCTCGCCTCGGTCATCGAATATGGCTTGCGCTGGCAGCGGGTGAAGGGAACGCCGCAGGGCGTCGCCGAAAGCCTGACATGGGTCGGCTACGCCTTTTCGACCTTCTATGAGGCGCCGCTGCGGCGCACGCGCTGGCACCTCTACGAGCTCGAGCTCGACCGCTTCCGCGACAATGAAGACGACCTTGCCACGATCGAGGCGGTCGTTCGCCTGTCGGACCCTGTGCGCTCCGAATTCTACCGCGCGTGGAACGGCTACAATGTGCGGGAACTCGACTGGTCGTATTCCAGGTGGGGCGACGGCATCTGGGGCGATAATTCCGGCGTCTTCCTGCATGGCGGCGGCGTCAAATGGTCGTTCGGGCGCACCTTCGACGCCGGCTTTCATGAGCTGACCGAGGCGGAGCTGACCGCGCTTGGCGCATGGATCGAGCCGGTCGAGGGCGGCTCGATCAGCTGGGGGCCGTTCCCCTGGAATACGCCCGGTCTGCAATGGGTATCGGATGCCGCCGCGTCGCGCGCGCAGATCATCGCAACTGCGCTTCTGGCAAATACCTGCTGGATCGGGGTCTACCGACAGGACGGCTCGCCGATCGGCTTCCGCAAGGCGCGGGTCTACCGGCCGGTATCGGCCCTCTTCGGCGGCTATTACCAGGCCGCGGGGCAGGGCTGGGTCGCGGCCGATGTTCCCGGCGCCAATATCTACGTCGAAGCCCTCATGGATTTCGCAGAGGGCGACGGCGAGACCGTGCATTCATGGAGCGTCACGCTCGGCGGCGCGCCGGTCGGTGCGCACCCGGCGGGCATCATGTGGTTGCCTGGCGCCGCCATCGCCGGCGGCGCTGTCGTCGGCGGGTTCGATATCGCGCCGGCACTTCTCGGCAAGACATCACGCGAGCGCTTCCGCGCTCTCCTGAAAATCGCCTGACGCGCGCTTGCGCGCGCACCTTCTTCTGAAAACAGAGGCAAAATGGCTTACGAGCACAAAAGCGGTCTGTCGGGCGCCTACGATCGCTCGGTCGCTTTCCCCCTGTGGGATAGCGTGCTGTCGCGCGAGGGCAAGATCGGCCAGGCGGCCGAGATGTTCGAGGCGCAACAGATCCTGCAGCGGAAGATACGCTCGATCGGCAACCTGGTCGCACGCGACGGCGATCGCGTCGAGGGCGCCGACATCATCATCGACGCCGAGGCCGGGACGGTCACACTGACGGTCGGCCGGCTCTACATCAACGGCCGCGTGCTCGATGCGCCCGCCGCCGTGCTGGCCGCTGTTCCCATGGCCGGCGCGGTGCATATCGGCGTCCGGCTGGTCGAGACCTATGTGACGGAACTGGAGGAGCCGGCGCTCTACGGCCTCATGCCCGGCGCGCTGTCCGAGGGCGAGGCGGGCGCTGCCCGCATTGTCCAGACGCTCACCTGGGGTTTCTCCGGCGACGCCGGCGCAGGCGACCTCTACTCGGTCTATCTGCTCAAGGACGGCGTCGCGATCGACCAGACACCGCCGCCGAACCTGACCGGCATCAACGCCCAGCTCGCGGTCTATGACTTCGACGCCAACGGCAACTACATCGTCACGGGCTGCACTGTGACCGCCCTTGGCAAGGACGGCACCGACCAGGTGTTTTCCATCGCGGAGGGTGTCGCCAACATCAAGGGTCAGAAGCGCACCCGCTATGCGGCGCTGCGGCATCGCGAGTTGGAAACCTTCGACCTGTTCCGCATCCCGACCGAGGTGCACACTTTCGGCGCCAACCCGACGATCGTCACCCTCAATCACGGCCCGATCGCCACCATCCGCGAAGTCCTGGTCGAGAAGGAAGTCACCGAGACGGTCGTGCGCGGCGGCACCGTCAACGGCTCGGATGCGCTAGTCAACACAGGCGTCACGGCGATCCTCGAAGTCAAGCTTGGCGGCACGACCTACGCGTCGCCTGCGGATTACGTGAAGGCCGGCGACCTTGTGTCGTGGGCGCCCGGTGGCGCGGAACCGGCCGCCGGCAACGGCTACACCGTCAAATATCGCTATCTCGGCATCGTCTCCCCGACCGACATCACCGCGACAAGCATCACCGTCGCCGGCGGTGTAAACGGCGGCCAAATCCAGGTCGACTATGACTTCAAGCTGCCGCGTGTCGACATCCTCGGCATGGATAGCGACGGCAATTCGGTCTATCTGAAGGGCGTTTCCAGCCGCACCAATGCGCTGCCGCCAACCGTCCCGGCTGACGTGCTGCCGCTGGCGCTGATCGACAACAACTGGACCGGCACGCCGGACGTCACCGACATCGGTGTCCGCGCCTACACGATGGCGAAGATCGACCGGATGTATAACAGCCTGGTCGACGCGCTGGACCTGATCGCGCTCGAGCGGCTGCAGCGCGACATCGACAGCCGCGAGCCGATCTCCAAGAACGGCGTCTTCGTCGACCCGTTCACCTCCGACCGCTATCGCGACGAGGGCGAGCCGCAGACGGCAGCGGTTTTCGGCGGGCTGCTGCGGCTGGCGATCGACCCGACCTTCCATGCGATCAACCTGCCGGGCGTGACGCTGTTGAACTGGACGGAAGAGGTCGCGGTTGAGCAGGCTCTGGCCACCCGCTGCACCAAGATCAATCCTTACCAGAACTTCGAGCCGCTGCCGGCGTCGATGACGATCAACCCGCCGGTCGATTACTGGACCGAGACCGCCACCGAATGGGCGTCGGACAGTGCGGCCGCGCTCTCCTCGCCGGTGGTCATCACCACCTCGAGGTCGACCAGCGGCCGCACCACGACCACCACGACGACGACGCAAAGGGAAACGATCCAGAGCTCGACGCGCGAAGAGGCCTTGGCCTATCTGCGGCAGATATCGCTTCAGTTCACCATCAAGGGCTTCGGCGCCGGCGAGAACCTGACCAAGCTCGACTTCGACGGCATCGACGTCAACCCGGGCGGGCTGTCGGCGGACGGGACCGGTCAGATCGTCGGTAACTTCACGATCCCGGCCAATGTGCCGGCCGGCTCGAAGGGCGTTGTCGCCGAAGGCCAGGGCGGATCGAAGGCCGCCGCCATCTTCGTCGGCCAGGGCACGATCGACATTGAGACGCTTCGCCGCGTCATCACCACGACGGTCCAGTCGACGTCGGTCACCGCGCCGCGGGAGACAGGCGGCAACAGCGGTCCCGCTCACACGGGCGGCATGGGTCTTGACCCGCTGGCTCAGACCTTCACGCTGCCGGAAGGCCGCCACATCGCAGGCGTCAACCTGAAGGTCTGCCTGGTCGGCGATCCGGACAACGCGCTGCTGATCGAAATCGTCGAGGTCGAGAACGGCATCCCGACGGTGAATGTCGTCGCGCAGGCGTTCTACGACATGAACGATGCGGTGATCGGGCAGTGGACGGAGGTCCGCTTCCCTTATCCGATCTGGGTGCCGGCCGGCGTAGAATACGCCTTCGTCGTGAAGACCAACGACGCCAACCACTCGATCATGACCGCGAAGCTCGGCGACTTCGACGCCGACCTGCAGCAGCCGGTTGCCGCGCAGCCCTATTCGGTCGGCGTCATGCTGTCGTCTTCGAACGCGCAGACCTGGACGCCGCACCAGGACGAGGACATCTGCTTCCAGCTCATCGCCGCCAAGTTCGCGCCGACGATCAAGACGGTCAATGTCGGCACCTTCGCGGCCGCGAACATGAGCGACCTCTTGATCCGCGCCGAGGTGGAGCTTCCGACCGCGGCGGCCGAGATGCATTTCGAGGTCCAGCTCGACGACGGTTCCGTCACGCTGCTCAACCCGGGCCAGGCGTGGGAGCTGCAGGCCTTCTACACCGGCAACGTCCAGGTGCGGGCGGTGCTGACTGGCTCGGCGAAGGTCTCGCCCGTGCTGTTCCCGGTGATCCTCGCGATCGAGGGCGAGCTTCAGACGACCGGCACCTATGTGACGCGCGCCTTCACCATGGGAACCGGCGTCGACATCCTGTCCTACCTGAAGACGAAGATCCCGACGGGCGCCACCATCGCCATGCATGCGGACGCGGCCAACGACGCATGGTCGGCGATGGCGCAGGTGACGCAGACGCCGCTTCAGGATGCCGGCTGGGTCGAGCGCAAATACAACGTCCTCAACTTCAACGCCAACCCGGTCGGCCGCATCAGGATCACGCTCACCGGCACGCCGGCGGCGCGCCCGATGGCCTATGACTTCCGGTCGATCTCGACGCCTTGATTGCCTCGCGCCGCGCACCGGCGGCTTCGCCGCCTGCGGCTCCGGCGGGGCGGCGAACGATCGCCGGCCCGCGGTCGCGGGCTTAAGCTTCAAACTGGGACTGACAAATGCCCGTTGAAAACACGACGCCGAACCGGGGCTACCAACTCCCCGACGGCAGCAACAACCTCGAGGACGATGTCCTGCGGCTGATCGCGGCGCTGTCCGCGATCGATGTCGATGTTGCGGGACTGCTGGTCTCGGTCGCCCAGCGCGCGCTGCTGGTCCACAGCCACGTCATCGCCGATACGACCGGGCTGCAGGCGGCGCTCGACAGCAAGCAGGACGAGTCGGAGAAGGGCAACGCCAACGGCTACGCCTCGCTCGGCGCGGACGGCAAGGTGCCGGCCGCGCAACTGCCGGCGACACTCTTCGGCTCCCTCAACTATCAGGGCGATTGGAACGCCAATACCAACACCCCGACCATCCCGTCGGCAGCGGCCGGCAACAAGGGCTGGTACTACATGGTGTCCGTCGCCGGTGCGACGAACGTCGGCGGCGTCACCGACTGGAAAGTCGGCGATTGGGCCGTCTCGGACGGCACGAAGTGGGTCAAAATCGACAATACCGATGCGGTGGCGTCGGTGGTCGGCCTCACCGGTGCTATCACCGCCGCCGCCTTGAAGACCGCGCTCGCGATCACGGCGGCCGACATCGTCTCTGGCACGCTGGCAGATGCCCGCTTGCCGACCCGGCTAAACGCAAACTCTCTGAACATCACTGGCGGTGACGCGAACAACGCCACCAACAATGGATGGTATGCCGGGAACACCATCACCAACGCCCCGTCAGCTGGCTACTTCCTTATCGCAACTATCGCGTGGGTAGCCGGCAACAATGACCTGATGCAGACCGCTTATGGCTGGCTGGCCGCGGGTGCCAGTAATCTCGACACATGGAGGCGCTTTCGCCAGTCAGGCACCTGGTCCGCATGGTTCAAGCTCCAACCGGGACAGGCAGAACAGGATGCCCGATACCCACTCAAGTCGGACATCGGCACAATGGCGAACCGCAATGTGACCATATCGACAGTCGCCCCGAGCGGCGGCGTCGATGGCGACGTTTGGTTTCAGACTCTGAGCTAGTTCATGCCTTTGCTGTTGAAAAGAAACGGTGCTTGGGTCGAACCTGTCGACACTTTTGTGCGCGCCGCCGGCACTTGGAAAAACGCTAAGGTTTGGGCAAAAAGCGCTGGTGCGTGGAAGTTGGTCAACGGGGATCCATACATCGCCAATGTGACCGCGCTGCTCAATTTTGATGGCAGCAATGGATCGACGACGATCACGGACGCCAGCCCAATTGCAGCAGCTTGGGGCATTACCGCTACGGCCGCCATCGATACGGCACAATCGAAGTTTGGCGGATCGAGTCTCGGTGTCACCAGTTCAAGCGGCGGCTGTCAATCCGCAGCTTCGGCCGCCGATTATAACGTGTTCGGTGGCGACTTTACGGTTGAAGGATGGACCCAGATTAATTCGACAAGTATTCTTCACCGCCTGGTGAGCTTCGGAAATAGTGACGCGAACCATGAGTATGTGGGCGTTGAGGGGAACGTCCTGATCTTCGGCACCACCACGTCGAGCAATTGGGCAAATCGGATCACGGGCACGGCGCCGTTCAACACTGGGGCTTTCCGCCATTGGGCCTTGTGTAAGAGCGGCAGTACCTTCTACCTCTTCCTGGATGGATTCCTGCAAGGGACCAGCACCACGACTCTGTTCACTGTGACTAACCGACAGTTACTCGTGGGGCGAAAACCGTCGAATGCGGCGCAAAGCTCGCTTCGCGGCTGGATGGATGCATTTCGTCTGACAAAGGGTGTGGCACGTTACACGGCCAACTTCATGGCGCCAACCGCGCCGTTCCGCGCCTTCTAGCCTAAACCCACGATAAATCGATGTTCCTATACCCGTCGTGCTCAATGCGCTCGCGCAACGCCCTCGTTCGATCCGCCAAATCTGGAAAGATTGCCTCGTGGGTTTCTACCAGGATTTGGCCGATCGACGTGTGAATTCCAGAGTCGAGGATGCTCTCGATGCACTCCACCTCTGCCCCTTCGATGTCCATCTTCAGGACTGCGATCGGCTCATCAATGGTTTGCAGGAAGTCAACCAAATCAATTACTTCCACTTCGAAGGAAGTGCCGCCCTGATGTCCATCGCTGCAGTATAGGGATGAGGCCTCTGTTCTCCAGACCTCGTCTAGTTGTGGTTGATGAAAAGTCGCAATGCGGGCACCAGCGCCAACAGCTTTAGGAATGATCCTGACACGGTCATCCCCTCGAAACCTGTTTGATAGCACCTCACGGGCGACGGGATCTGGCTCAAATGCGATCACCTTCATGCCGTAGCGAAGAGCCTGTCTCGTAACGTCGCCGACGTTGGCCCCTAGATCAATGAACAGTCCGTCCTTCCGTACCCGCTTCATCATCTGATGGAAGTTGTACTCCCCCAACCGAAGTCGTCTTGGTGGACGTTTCCACCGCCGATACAGATGCCAGCGGATTGAACATTCAAAGGCGCTTTCCTCAAGCATTCTCAAGTCTAGTCCACATTTCTCTGAAGATCGCTGTACTGCATTCCCTAGCCGACTGCACCCACATCGCCAAGAGGCTTCATGCTGTGATGGCGGCCGGCTTCATCGCGCCCCGTTACACCCAGCATCACCGCCCGCTCAGCGGGCTTTTTTTATGCCCGCACTTCTTAACCCACAGGAGAGACTGTCATGACCGACCCGGTTTTCGGGATCACTATCCGCCGTGACGCCAACGAATCGGCGGTGCCGAGCAACGCGCTGATGAGCGTCGTCGGCATCTGCATGCCCTTTGCCAAGGCTGCCACCGCAAGCCAAGAGGCATTCGACGCGGCGTTCCCGGCGGGCGTCGCGGTCCGCATGAACTCCAACGACACGACGAAGCTGGCGCTCTGCGACCCCGATTCGCTTTTCATCGACGCCGTTGAGGGGATCAACGCGCAGCTCGGCCCCTACCAGGTCGCGGCGCAGCTCGTCGTCAACCGCGTCGCCGAGGGCGAGGACATCGGCGAGACGATGGCCAACATCATCGGCTCGTCCGTCGCCGGCACCGGCATCAACGCCTTCGTCAATGCCGGTGCCGATCTCGGCGTCTATCCGCGCCTGATCCTGGTGCCTGGCTACACCACGCAGCAGTTCGGTGCCATGACTGGCCTGACGCTGACCACGCAGGGGTCCAACATGACCGCCGCGCCGGATGTCGCGTTCACCGGCGGCGGCACCGACCCGAACAAGGTGCTGCCGACCGCGCACGCCGTCATGGGCACCGGCCCCGACGCGCAGAAGGTCGCCTCGCTCGTCATCGACACGCCCGGAAACTATCTGTCCGGCGCGCTCGCCGTCACCTTCTCCGGCGGCGGCGCCGATGGCGGCAAGGTGCTGCCGACCGCAACCGCGACGGTCGAGGAACTCGCCAACGCCGTCTGCGCGGCCTTGCCCGAAGTGCTGAACAAGATCCTCGCCGTGGCGATCGTCGACGGGCCGAACGGCCTGACGAACTTCACCACCTGGCGCGAGACCCTGTCGTCCGACCGGCTGATCCCCGTGACGCCCGGCATCAAGCGTCTCGACGCCTCCGGCGATGTCGTCACCAGGCCGGCCGCTCCGCGCATCGCCGGCGTCGCCGTGCGTCGCGACTATGAGAATGACGGCCGGCCGTTCCGCTCCTGGGCCAACCAGGCGCTCTACGGCATCGTTGCGCCTGAGCAGAACTATCGCTTCTCGCTCACCGACGGCTCGACGGAAGGGCAGGAAATCCTCGCCGCTCAAGGCGGCATAATCGTGCGCGGCGACAGCGGCGACGACTTCGCCATCGCCGATGGCGGTTTCGTCTATATCGGCACCGACAACCTGTCCGACCAGACGATCTGGCAGCAGTATCACAAGGTGCGCGGCCGCGACTTCATCGAGCTCACCTGCCTGCGCACGCTGCGCCAGTTCCTTGGCAAGTTCAACCTGACGACCCAGACCATCCAGTCCGTGGTCAACACCGTGCATGACATCCTCGCCAAGGCGGAAGCCAATGGCGACATCCTCGGCTTCAAATGCCGCTTCGATCCGGAGCTCAACAACTCAGCAGATCTGCGCTCCGGCCATATCTATATCGACGCGCAATTCGAGGAAGCGCCGGTGTTCCGCCGCCTGACCATGACCAGCCGGCCCTATGTGCCGGCCCTGCAGGCGACGATCGACGAGCTGATCGCCAGGCAAAACCTCATTTCTTGAGGTTTTGCCCTTCTTGCCTCACGCGCCGCATCGCCGCTTCGCGGCTGGCGCTCCGGCGGGGCGGCCAACGATCGCCGGCCCGCGGTCGCGGGCTCGGGCTTCGCCCGGATGCCTTCTTCTTCACCGTCCCTCTCTGAAAAGGACTTGCCATCATGGCCGAAAAACTACTGCTGCTCGAACAGGTCAACCTCTTCGTCGGCGACCAGGACCCGGAAGATTCGAACCACATCAAGCTCCAGTCGCTCGGGCTCCCGACACTGGAGCAGGTGACCGTCGCGCATCTTGGCGGCGGCGCGCCGGGCGAGGTGGAGTTCGGCATGAACGCCATCAAGGCGCTGCAGCCGACCTTCAAATTCGCCGGCTTCGCCAAGTCGAGCTATCGCGCCATGGGCGTCGGCACCAACCAGCCGATGAACTTTACCGGCTACGGCGTGCTGAAGAACAAGCAGACCGGAGACGCCTTCCAGGCGAAGACGGTCATTCGCGGCATCGTCAGCCGCATCGCGCCGGACGCCTTCGACCGCTCCTCGGCCTTTGGCCACGATCACCAGATCGGCGAGGTGACCCACTACGAGCTCTCGGTCGACAATGAGGAATGGTTCTACTGGGACTATTTCACGACCAGGCGCCGGCAGTTCGGCGTCGACGAGTTGACCAAGGCGCGCGTCCTGCTGGGCATTGAATGATGCCGCCCAAGAACGCGATCGAGGACTTCATGACGGGCGCCGACGAAGCGCCCGTCACGGCCGCCGAAACGCTGGCGGAAGCCGCTGCCGACGAGGAGGTCTCGCTCGACCTCGCCGATGCCGATTACCGCTATCTGACGCTGCAGCGCCCGCTGACGCGCGGGGGCGGCAAGATCGCGCGGATCAGGATGCGGCCGGCCATGCTCGAGGATATCGACGACTGGTCGAATGCCGAGATCAGCAACCGCGAGCTGCTCGCCCGGCTCTGCGATCTCCCGGCAGCCGTACTGAAGAAGCTCGCATGGGACGATGCGGAAGCGTTGATGGAGATCTTCCATCAGGTGGTCCCGGAATTCGTGTTCGCTGCCGCAAAGGATGATGCCTGATGGCGAGGATGTCGGCGGAGCTGATCGTCAGCCTGCTCGACCGCGTGTCGGGCCCGGCGGCAAAGGCCCGCACCAGCCTGACCGCGCTGCAGCGCGCCGAGCGCGAGGTCTATCTGGCGCGCAACAACACGCGTTTGACGCGACAGCAGCTTGCCGAAGAGCGGCTGCTGGATGCGCAGGCTCTGGAGCGGCAGAACCGTCTCGCCCGTTGGTGGGCTTTCGGGCGCACGGCCGGCATCGCTACGGCCGCCGCCGGCTACGTCGCCATCCGCACGGCGCGCGACTATGCGCAGCTCGAGCGCACGATCGGCCGCATCATCATCAATGCCGACAAGCCGGCAACGGCGATCCGGCCGACGATTGCCGTGCTGCAGGAGCTTGCCGACAAGTCGAAGATGCCCTTCGACAATGTCGTGCAGGGGCTGGAGACGCTCATCGCCGCCGGCCGGTCGCTCGAGGACGCGCTCGCTTTCCTGCCTACGGTCGCACGCACCGCGCAGGCCTCGGGCGCCGAGATGTCCGACATCGCGCTCACCGCCGACGCGCTCTCCAACTCGCTCGGCATCACCGCCGACAAGATGCAGGAGGCCTTCGATATCCTGGCCTTCGAGGGTAAGGCCGGCAAATTCGAGTTGAAGGACATGGCTGCCGAGCTGCCGGCCATCGCGCCGGCCTTTGCCGCGCTCGGCTACAAAGGCACCGAAGGCCTGAAGAAACTGGCGGCGATGCTCGAGATCGTGCGCAACCAGACGGGCTCCTCATCCGAGGCCGCGACGAACTTCTCCAACATCTTGCAGAAGGCCTATGGCAGCCAGGTCGCCACGAATTTCAAGAAGTACGGAATCGACATCCGCAGCGAGCTGGACAAGACGCGGAAGGCCGGCGGCGACGTCATCCAGACCCTCGTCGACCAGACCAACAAGGCGCTCAAGGGCGACCTGTCGAAGCTGCCGCTGATCTTCACCGACATCCAGATGCAGCAAGGCATGCGCGCGCTGCTGACGCAGATGCCCGAGCTGAAGAAGCATCTCGACGCGCTCGCTGGCGCCTCCGGTACCGTGGCCAAGGACTTTGCCCAGATCACCGGCGATGCCGAAGGCAACTGGCAGCAGCTGATCAACAACATCCAGAAGACGGCGACAGCGCTTGGCGACCTGTCGGGCAGGGCGCTCAATCCGGCATTGGATAAGGTGAACGACCGGTTGTCGGACATGATGGCCGTCGACAAGGGCTACGAGGCCTTGCGCGGCAGCGGTCGCGATCCGCTGTCCTATGCCGCCGAATTCAAGGATCGCTTCAATAAGCAGCATCCTGAGCTCGGCATGTTCGACCGCTTCACCGGCGCCTCGGCCGAGAAGGCCTTTCGGGACGCCCTGAAGCAGCTCGGCCGTGGCGAGATCAGAAACGTCTTCGACGCCCTGCAGGCAAAGATCCTCGAAGACCGCCAGACGCGCGAGCCGAATACCGGCATGCCCGTGTCCAGCACTCCGGTTCCGACGCCGCGCCCAAAGACCTGGGCGGAGATGACGCCGGCAGAGCGTCAATACCAGGTTTACGCCCAGGGGCGGCATGCGCCGGCCAAGGGCGGCCAGGCCTATGTGCCGCCGTCGCCGGGCAACCCCGGCATAGGCCCGAACGTCGCCGGCTTCGACGCCGATGAATTCGAGCGTCGGCTGCAGTCCGGCGGCGCCGACGCCGGCAGCAAGATCGCAGAAGGCGGCACGCAGGCCGGCCAGAATGCCGCGCAGACCTTCACGTCCGGCGTAGCCGGAGCGGGATCGTCGTTTGGCAAGAGCGCTGCCGCCGCCTTTATCGCCGGCGTCAGTGGGTTCCTGTCTTCCGCCAAGGCCGACCTGACGCGGCCGATCGGCTCGCTCGGCGGCAGGACGACGGGCCAGCAGGTGCAGTCCGATACGCGCGGGCAAGCAATCGATTTTGGCGGACCGAGGTGACTGCGCTAGGGCTAAGGCTCCTGTTCGGGGTCGCCATCATCATTGGCAGGAGGGGCACTGCAGCCGTCTTCACGATAGCCCCACTTCGTCGTCAAAGGTTGCCCTACATCGCGGAGACCACGCGATAGTTGCCTCACGACCGAGACATCAAGACGGGGGGTGGTGGGAGCGTATGCATCTTTCCAACCAACCTCGATCTCTTGGGCGAGCTTGTCTAGTTCGTCTGCAATATCATCTTGCGAGAGCAGCCCGCTCGCGCAGAGCCTGCGTATGAGCGTCTCGAAGATCAGCCCGTAGCCGTTCATCAGGGCGAGCAGTTCGGCGGAAGTTTCTGACATTTCGCGCAATCCTATGCACCGTCGGGCACACTGCTGGACACAATAGCGTCGCCCCGATCTTAGGAGCGAGAGCTAACGGGAGATTGAAGAATGTTGATGAAAATTGGCCTGGTCGAGTGCGATCTCGCCTTCAACATCGACACGCATTCGCGCGAGACCACGCACGACTATGCGGAAAAGCCGGTCGTCGGCGCGATGCCGCCCCTGGAGGATGTCGGCGTGGGGTCGGAAACGCTCACCGTCTCCGGCCGCCTGATCCCGTCAAAGCTTGGCGGTTTGGGCACGTTGAACATCCTGCGCAACGCGCAGCTCGCCGGCACGCCGCAACTGGTGACCCGTGGTGATGGCAGCGTGTTCGGCTTCTACGTCGTGCAGTCGGTCAATGACGAGCACACCTTTCTCGATCGCGACGGTGTCGGCCAGGTCGTCGATATCACCGTCAAGATGCAGAAATCGGTGGCGCCGGCGCCGGCCGATTTCTTCGCCTCGCTGTTCTCGCTGCTCGCCTGAAGGGTATGACCATGACAGAAACTGTCACCGTCAAGTCGGAAGGCATGACGCTGTCCGCCCTTCTGGCGCGGCATTATCGCAAGGTCTTTACCGGCATGGTGGCGAAGACCTTCGCGCTCAACCAGGACCTCGCCGCGTCGGGTCCGTATCTGCCGGTCGGTCGCGTGGTCACCGCGATGACGCCGGCCGAAATGGCGGCGGAAGGAGCGGCCGCCAAGCCCGTGATCGACTTGTTCTCGTGACGCCGCTGCCCAGCAGTGTGTAACCGCGTTAGCGTCTCGAGACCTTTTCCAGGATCCAATCGAGCAGCTTGGTGTCGACCGCCTGCGAGCCGGTGTAGTCTCGGATGATCTGCGAGGCCAAGCTTGGCCACTCCGCTTCCGGAGTTTTCTTTTCACGCACTTCGTTCCGGAGGACCGATGCCAGAATGTCGGCATCGAGAGCCGTCAGGCGCGATTTCGCCATTGTGCCTTCCCCGCAGACCATCGCATCGCACTGAGCAACTGCTGCGGCCCGGCCCGTCCATGCTGGTGACGCAGAATGTGGGGCCGGGCCAATCCAGCGGAGAGAACCGCTAGAAAAATCATCGCTGCAGCCGGCCGGGTTTTATCGCATTAACAAATGATATCCGATGCGGCTTCGGCAAGCGCATGTGGCAGACAAGCCACTCTGCATCACATGGCGGCCCTTCAGGCGGCTTCGGAGGATAGGGTGAGAAAAGGCCATTTCCGCGTCGTCGTCGGCGGGCAGGATGTCACGTCACGCTTCCTGCCGTTGCTGATCTCGCTGTCGATCACCAAGAGCGGCACCGAGGCGACGCAATCCGCGACCTTCACCCTTGACGACAAGGACGCGACCGTTCGGTTTCCCAAGACCGGTACTCCGGTACGAATTGAGCTCGGCTGGCAGGGCGGAGCGATGCGCACCTTCGAGGGCGAGGTCGACACCTGCGACTGGTCGACTGATCGAGGATCGGGCAGCGTACTCTCCATCACCGCACGCTCGGCGAGCCTGAAGGGCAAGGTCAAGCAGCCGGCCGACCGGCACTGGGAGAAGAAGACGCTCGGGCAGGTCCTCGAGGATGCGGCCGGCGACGCCGGCCTGTCGATCAAGGTACATCCGTCCCTCGCCAGCAGAGAGCTGGAATATGAGGCGCAGGACAATGAGAGTTTCCTCGCCTTCGCCGACCGGCTCGCGCGCGAGCATGGCGCCACATTTGCCATCAAGGGCACGGAGGCCGGCTTCGTGCCGCGCAACGCCGGCGTCTCGGCCACCGGACAGCCGCTGCCGACGGTTCGGATCACCCGCGGCATGGTGATATCGGCGAGCGGCCTGACGCCGGTGACCGATCGGCCGCGCTTCAAGAAAAAGAAGGGCCGCTGGTACGACATAAAGAGGGCCAGGCAGGTCATCGAAGAGGTCGAGACCGGCGACGATGTCGAGCCGGAAGACGTGCTGCGCTTCATGGAGCCGGACGAGGCTTCGGCCAAGACCCGCGCCGATTCCGACCGCGTGGACAGTGCGCGCTCGAAGGGCTCGGGCTCGGTCACGATCGAGGGCGAACCGGCCGCCGAGCCGGAAGGGACAGCGATCATAGACCTGCGCGCCGGCGTCGACGGCAGCTACACCATCGCCTCGATCACGGACACGCTCGACCGCGGCAGCGGCTACACCACGCAGATCTCGCTCGGCAACCCGCGAGGCTCGGCCGGGGCGGACAGCCGCTAGGCCGAGAGCAGCTTCACCATCGTCAGGCGAATGCGCGCGAGTCTCCGCGCTGCGCCATGAAATGCTTCCCGCTCGGCTTCGAGCAGGAACTCGAGTGTCATCATGTCGAGCAGGAATTCATCCACGGCTTCAGCAAGTTCCTGCGACTTGCCTTTGACTTGAGCGAGCAGCGCGCGCGCCTCTTCGACGAGGTTGGCGCCGCCGGCGTCGATTAGCGTCTCAAGCTTCGTGAAGCAATCCATTCTGAAGTCCCCGCGCCGCGGCCTTCAATCGCCGACGCGCCGGAAAGTTCCCAACCGAAAGGAAAATCGATGGCCGCTTCCCGCGAACAGGAATCGCTCGCCCGCGTGCTCGCGCATGAGGGCGGCTACAGCAACCATCCGGCCGATCCCGGCGGCGCCACCATGAAGGGCGTCACGCAGCGGGTCTATGATGCCTACCGCCGAAGCAAGGGCCTCGCCACGCGCTCGGTGAGAAGCATCACCAGCCAGGAGCTATTCGACATCTACGACCGGCAGTATTGGGACGCCGTGAAGGGCGACCAGCTGCCGGCCGGTATCGACTATGTCGTCTTCGACGGCGCGGTGAACTCCGGCCCAAAACAGTCGATCATCTGGCTGCAGCGCGCGCTCGGCCCTCTTTACAAGGGCAGAGTCGATGGCGTGATCGGCCTAGCCACCATCGCGGCCCTGCAGGCCTGCAACGACCATGACGCCTTGATCGACAGGATCTGCGACCTGCGTCTTGCCTTCCTGCGGCACCTGAAGCCCTGGCCCGTGTTCGGTCGCGGCTGGGCTTCGCGCGTGGCCGAGGTGCGCGCTATCGGGAAGGCCTGGGCCACCGGCGCGATGCCGCAGATGGCGAACTTCGCCGACGGCGGCCAGGCCAAGGCCTTCGTCGAGGATGCCAACGCCGCACCTTCGACGGCGCCGGCCGATGCGGCCGCCGGCGGCGGCGCCGCCGGCATCGGCCTGTCCGGCACGCTGGCCGAACTGCAGAGCCAGCTTTCGCCCTTCACCTACACCAGCGAGTGGATTGGGAAGCTGGTCGTCATCCTGACCCTAGTCAGTGCGGCCCTGGCGATCGGCGGTCTTGCCTATGGCTGGTACGCCCGCCGCAAGGCCGCACGCCTGGCGCTCGCCATCGGCGGGGCGGGCTGACCCATGGAAAACCTGAACGCAGTTCTTACCCAGGTGATGGAGCAGGCTCTGCCGGTGCTCGCCGGATTCGCGGTCGGTGTGCCTGTCGGCATGGCGTTGATCTGGTGGGTGTTCCTGTGAGCTTTCTCGTCACCTTCATAGTCGGCCGGCTTGGCGTCTCGCGCCTAGCCGCCGGCGCCATCGTGTGGACCGTCATCGCCCTCCTCGCTTCGGGTGCTGTGTTCAGCGTCTACCAAGCCATCAAGCACAAGGGCGCCAACGAGCTGCGCGCCAGGATCGAAAAGGAGAACCAGCATGCGATTGAGAAGGGCATTGATGCTCGCATGGCTTTTGACGACTGCATCGACGCTGGCGGCGTGTTCGACTTCCGGCGTCAGCGGTGTGCCAGCCCTACGCTCGGCCCTCGGTAACAGTCTCGCTGGCGCGCAAGGCAAGACATTGGCTGACCAGAACAAGATCGACAAGACGATGGCGCCTGGCTGCGCCATCGGCCTCTACACGGCGGCGGAATGTGATCGGCATACCAAGGTCAGCGCCGCCCGTCGCAGCGAACTGCAGTAGCGGGACATAGGGCAGGGCAGATGACGGATTTCAATTCGAACGTGGTGTTCCTGATCACCGTCATCGGCGCCGTTGGCGGGCTATGGTGGCGGATCGAGGCGGCGATCAAGTCGGCGCGGGACGAGGTCAAGAAGGATGCGCGTGACGCTCATGTCCGCGCCGACACGGCGATGGCCTCGATCTCTCTGCTGACCGAGCAGCTTGCTGCGCACAAGCTGCACGTCGCCGAGACTTACATCACCAAGGCCGGCCTGCGCGAATTCCGCGACGAGGTGATGACGGGCGTGCGCGACCTGAAGGGCAGTGTTTCGACCCTGCATGAGCGAATGGACCGCTTCATCGAAGGTGACAAGATGACCAGGCCACGATCATCTGCCGGATCGTAACACGCGCCGGGCGACTGTGGATTACGATCCGGCATGCTCGACATCTGGCATGATACCATTAGGATTTTATCAATCGACGGACCTCGGTCGTATGTATTTTGGGACCGTGGACCGATCGCGGAACAAATACTAGGAAGTTGCTTTTCTTCAGAGTGATAACTCAAGAAGGAGAGATAGTCATGTCTGACGGACCTACAGTCGTAAACTCTGGTGGTGGCGGCACGGTCGTTGCGGTAATCCTTGGCATTATCGCAATTGTTGTTTTTCTGTTCTTCACGGGAGTGATAAACATCAATGGCAGCGGAGGGAAGGATGTGAACGTCAGCGTCAATACCCCCAAGGTTGAAGCGCCAGCCGCACCGTCTGTCTCCAAACCCGCTGCGCCGGCCAAACCCGCCCCGGCACCCGCTAACGGGGGCTAATGCGTACTTCATCGAGGCTCCGGCGAAATGCCGGAGCCTGTGATGTGCGGCAAGCCAGGGGAGGCGGTTCGCCGTGCTCTGCATTCCCGCTCAGGCGCATGTGCTTCTCGAAGAGGCGCAGCTTATCAGGATATCCAAGCCGCAGCGCTTCTTTGCAACTTGGGCATCTGAAAGTGGCAATGACCTTGAACCATGAGCCATTCCGAATAATGGGATGCCGACATTTGGGGCATTCAAACTTGAGAGATTTGTCATTGAGGCTATCAGGAATCGGCAAATCGGCACCCCGGCAAATCGGCACCCCAGATCGATCGGTTGCCCACCGCCCTCGCAGGTGACGGTGAGCAGCCGAGCACTGGCGATGAAGGGACTTCGCCAGCACCTACAAACCACCTTCTCACGAAGTTGTTGCATGAGCGGGACCTATGAGTTCTCGGCTAAGACGTTCGTCGACGAGGTGTTACGACTGAGGAGCGAGACACTCGGAATCACGGAACAACGCCATGCTCTTCATTGTTTCCACATCGGCCTGTCGCGCTCGTTGCCACTTTGCGCATCCGGGCTACTCCAGCACTTGCCCGTCGGCTTCGGCTGACGGGCTTTTTCATCGGCCCCGTCTGATTTGCTGTGAATCCTTATCGCTGTTGCTGCGAAGCTGCAGCGACCGGCATCACCCGGCTCTATGACATTCCTTGTGTGGGGTACCCGGATCGGGCGGACCATCCGGGAAAGGGGCGCACAAGCAGTTTGAGGGAAGATAGCCCGCCGGCTCACGCCGGCGGGTTTTTCTTTTCTTGACAAGCGACAACAGCGCCGCGAAATTCACAGTGATTTTGAGGGATCAGCCGGTCAGGAGAGACCACGTTGCCGATTCATCAAAAAGCCAAAGAAGCCGGGATCTTCAACCCCTCGGATATCGCGCTACTCGGTCGCGCGTTCGACAAGCTCAAAAGCGAACATCAGTCACAAGAGCGACGGGAGGCTCTCGCGTCGAGGCTCATGGCAAATTATCTCGCTGGCATCAGGGATGAGAACGAGTTGCTTGCCGCGTCCAAATTACCGCTCGGTCGCTAATTGACGAGAGCCGCGGACAGTCTGCAGAGCGTACCTTGATCAATTGGAGTCGCCGTCTTTAACGCGCACTTGTAGACCGCGGCCTGTCAGCCGCCGACGCCAAGTTCTATTGTCGGGGAGTGACCTGGCCTTTGGATGCACGACTGAAGCGCACCCGTCCGCGGCAAACGCAATTCCCCCAGCCTCTAAGGCCCGCCGCACCGCGAGCATACTGCCAGGCCTGGTGTTCTTCTGGCCGTTTTCGATTCCGCTGATCGTCGTTTCGCTAACATTAGCCTTGGAAGCAAGTCGCACTCGCGACCATTTCAAAAGGACACGGGCGCGTCTGACCTGTTCTGAGGAGAGTTCATGTCGGCTGTCCATGCATCTGGAACATTCAAACTCGCTAAAATGTTCCAGATGCTGCTTAGTGCATACCGGTGACGTAGACGGAGACCGTGGCCGCTATCGAAGCAAGGCCGATAACGAATATCATGAATGCCTCGAAACCGTTCCCGCCGTTACCGATCCTGTCCATCATACTCCCCATGCTCGGTTTTCAGCCGGCATTTAACGCGCATCACGACAGAAGGTTGCGAGGATCCTGCCAGCTTTGGGCCGGGGACACGATCCTTCATCCTGCGGAACCTAAACCACGGAAATGCATTGACTTTCCATGTTCAATGACAAAGAAACCCTCATTGTCGAAACGTGTTTGCTGGTAGCCGTTCCCGTGTCGATAGGTATGGCGGTGCTGTCGGCGGTTCTGTTCCACTGAGAGCTTTGCGGCAAGGGGCTGGTGCCGTGCCATCCACCTCTATCAAGAAGACAGAGTACGATCCGCCCAGCAGGATTCTCTCAGTGTGGTTCGTGGCCAGCGGCAAGCGCTACGATTTTGAAGAGGTGCCGCCTGAGACCTATTCGGCGTTCCGGGCGGCGTTTGTCAAAGGCCGCTATTTCAATGACCACATTCGCAATCGTTTCCGCTATCGCCGGGTTCCCGGCTAGCTATCCAGTTCCAGCGGCTCATGATCGTCCTGCTGATGCCACAAGGCTTGCCATACATCTTTGAGATCGACCATTTGGCCGCAGATCTTGCAGCGATAGAAGTCTGAATCCTCCTTCGCGCCTGGCGGGCTGTGCACCGTCACCTTCTTCGGCGGTCCGAGGTCCGAAAGCTTCGTCATCCTCGAAGCTTCTCCGCCTCGCGTTCCAGCGTCTTCCGATCGTTGCCATGCTGCTTGATCAGATCGCGCACCTGTTGAACCGTCAGGCCAACCTTGTTGGCGAAATGCCGAACTTCGTAATCTTCATCGGCTGATACCCGGTCGCGGTCGCGAAAGTCCCGCTTGGTCTTGTCGTCTGCCATGGCTTTTGCTCCTGAGTGGCAGAAACCCCGGCGATAGCCGTATGTTCCAGCTTTTTAGTGTTAGCTAACGGAACCCACAGACCCTTGTGCCATTGACTCGCCGTTCGGGGATGTGTGGATGCGTAAGGACGGCGTCAGGCTTAGCTTCATCAAGCCGATGGAGCCGGAGCGATTCGAAAATCCGCCGGCGGGCGACGAGTGGAGCCACGAAGTCAAGTTCGACGGCTATCGGACGCAGGTGATCAAGGATACCGACGGTATCCGCCTCTACACCAAGACCGGCATTGACTGGACAGCAAAATACCGGCCGCTTGCCGCTGAAGCCGAGAAACTGAACGCTGAAAGCTTCATGATTGAGGCCGAAACGATCGTGCTCAATGACAAGGGTCTGTCGGACTTCCATGCGCTCCGCTCGGCGATCACCCGCCGGCCGCAGGATCTCTACCTGGTCGCCTTCGACCTTCTCCATCTCAATGGCCATGACCTCCGCGACATGCCGCTGAAGGACCGGCGCGAAGTGCTCCAGGCGCTTATCCCGGCCGGCGGCCGTATCCAGTTCTCGGAGGCGCTGCCCGGCACTGGCGACGCCGTCTACCATCTAGCCTGCGAAGCGAACTTGGAAGGCATCGTTTCGAAACGGCTGGATAGCGTCTATCGCAGCGGACCGACGACGATCTGGCGCAAGATCAAATGCTTCGACGAGAAGGTGATGGACATCATCGGCGTGCAGCGCGAACGCGGCAAGCCGGCCATGGTGCTGATGGCCGACAAGGGCCGCTACATGGGCGGCGCCTTCGTTACCTTCAAGGCGGACAAGCGCCAGGCGCTGTGGAACCGCGTTCAAGGCAAGGTCGGCGCGCCGCCGCCGAAAGGGCTCAAAAAGGAGAAAGCGGAGTGGCTGAAGCCGGGACTTTCGGGCAGAGTGCGGTTCCTAAAGGGCGAAGAGCAGCTTCGCCACGCAATGCTCAAGGATTTCTGGGAGGAGGATTGATCGGGGCGTTCCTAGTGCCTTTCCGGCCATTCACTCACTAGATCACCACACCGGGACCTCATGCCTGGTCCCAGCTCGACGCGACCATCAGCATGGAATGTCTCCACGACCAAATCAGGTCTGCAACTGGCCAGTTCCCCATACCAAAAGCGCTGACCAAGTTGCGTGCTCGTCGCCATAGGCCCGACGAGTTCACCGTCCGCTGTGACGTAGAATTTTCCCACCTGAAGCTTCATCGTCGTCGCCTTATACATCGTCGCCTGAGGAGCTTTGCCCTAGTCCAACTCCGCGCTATGGTCCGACATTCTTCGGAGAAAGCAATATCATGGCGGTCGCTAAGAAGGACCAGGAGCGTGCCGTGTACGCTTGGATGTATGGGCAGCAGGCGCGCAAGGACGGCAAGGAACGGGTTGTGCCGGACTATTGGGGTGAACATGCCGAAGCATGGCTGCACGGCTTCGACGGCGTGCCGCTCGGCAGCGAACCGAAGCCGGTGAGCGACCAGCTGGAAGCCGAGTTCGACGAAAGCGCCCTGTCGAAGCGGGGATAGCTCGGATCAGGGCTTCGGCCTGCCGGCCCGGATCATCGCCCGTGCGATCGCCAGCTCCGCTTCGATCTTGGCGTTTTCCTTCTGGGTCATGTTGTCGGCCGCAATCAGCCGACGGAGCGACCGCTTGACCTCCTCTCGGATCCAGCCTGCTTCGATCATGCAATCAATGATCGCCTGAAAACCTGGCTCCATCGCCTGCTCACAGTCGATCTCGCGGTCTGGGTAATCGCCGGTGCGCCGCGGCTTGCTGATCAAAGGTACGCCTCCCCATCGCCGCGGTGTTCGTAGCAGAACCAGTGCGACGGCCTCTTCGGCTTGGCAAATCCCCAGCCGGCATCCTTGCCGCATCCGGCATGCTCACAGAAATGCCCGAGGGGGCCTCGCGGGCGCTGCGTAATTGTCTCTCCGGGGTGTGTCGGTTCGTCGTTCATCCGTAGCGCCGCCCGTGCGGTTCGCCCTTCATCTTGTCCAATTCATCCTGGAGATGGCCGTTGAGTACAATCATCTCCTTCAACGCCTTCACGGTGTCGCCGCCGTGCAGCTTGATGAACTTGTCGGCAGCCTGTTGCAGCGCTGCCTCCTGGCGGCTGTCCAGCCTTACGATGTGGTCCATGCCGTTCTCTCCTAGAACAACGAAGCTTGCGTGGGCGGTTGCAGCGGGAACTTGATCTGCGTCGCGGGCTTGTCGACGATGATCAGCGCATCGTCTGGCGCCGTGCGCTGCAAGGCCTTGGCTTCCGACCACGGGGCTGTGAGCCAGATCTCAACCTCCTCTTCGGTTGTCAGAATCACCGGCATAGCCTTCTCGTGGATAGGCTTGATGAGGCCGTTGGGTTCGGTAGTAAGAAACCCATAGACCTCATGGTCTGCCGGAGCGTCTTTCGCCTTTCGCATCCCGTGCCAACGGGTCCAGAGCCCGGCGAAGAAGAACAGCAGGCGGTCCTCGTTCAACGCGAACCAGTAGTTCTTCTTGATGCCTGTCTCCGGGTCCTTAACGTCGACCGGGCTGGGCTCCGCGAAGCTCGTAACCGGCACCACGCAACGGTGCTCGACCCCGAGATACGGCTGCCAATGGAAGTAGTTGGTCTTGCGGACGTTCGTGGTCCCATAGTCGGCCTTACCCTTCACCCGCTCGGGCGGTGACGGCATCCCCCAGAGCAGCCGGGCAAGCTCGCGTTGACCGTCAAGGGCATTGCGCACCACTGGGCCGGGCCTGTTGGGATAGACGTCGATCGAGGGCTCGAGGTTGCCCAGAATATCGCGCATGGCGCGCGTGAACTGACGGATCGCCTCTTGCGACGTGGTCAGGTTGTAAAGGTTGCACATAGTCGTTCCTAATTTCGTAGCATTTCCGGCACGCTTAGCGGCCCCATCTCCAGAATCCGCCTGTAGGCGCCCTCGCGGCGCCAGATGCCACGCGCACGGCCGTTTTCCCGATCCCGCTTCGGATCGAACATGACGCCGCCGAAGTGGTCAAGGAACGCTGCCGCGGCCGCGGGATCGGCGAAACAGTGCAGCCGCCACTGCTCTTGCTGGCCGTCGTCCCACTTGGCGATCACTGCCCTTGTCCGGCATGCCAGGCCGCGTTGCTCGAGGAAGCGCCGAATGAGCGTGAAGTTGCGGTCCGTGCAGATTTCGTCGGGCAGGGCGACCTGATGCGGCATGTCACGGTCGATCACTGAAGGCGGCGGAATGCTGCGGCTGCGCCTGACCATCAGTGCTGCTTCTGTCGCGCCTTTACTCGGAACGCTTCCCTCAGAGTGATTTCCGCCTGATCGCGGATGGCCTCGGCGAGGGACAGCTGCAGCTCTAAGTCTTCCGGGTAGACGGCCATCACCCAGGATGCCATCAGATCCGCAATAGCCATCTTTTGGCTGACGTCGGACAGGCCGCGCAACTGCTTGGTCATCTTGTGGCAGGCACGCGTGATGTCAGGCATTTCGCGCTTGATCGTGGCGAAGATTTCAGGCTGTTCGGCTTCGGTTGCTCGCAATGGTTTCATGGCTCTGTCTCCGTTTTGGCCATAGTGAACAAAATGAGAACAAAAAGTCAAATCACCATTGACCGTCTAGGAATTTGTTCTCTATCTGAGATAGATCACCAGGAACTCACGAAGGGCGCGAGCGCCTAGCTCGGCTGGCGGAGCTATGGGCAAGACGGCAGAGGACAATTTCAAAATCGAGGTCTGGGAACGTGACGAGTCGGCGCTCGTCGAAACCATCTCACGGTCGCCAGATTTCGTCGTCTCACATGCGGGATGGCAAGCGGCCATACGGCGCCGACCTGGGATGCTGCTGATCCATCGAAATGCCAATCACACGATGGAGAAGCTTCTGACGCCTGGCGAGCCTAAGGTGCCGCCGGAGACGATTGTGGATGGCAGCATCCATGCCGGTCTCGATGTCGCGCTCGGCGATCTAAGGAGCTGGCATACCCTTAGGGCCTGGTGCAAGAACTGCTCCCACCACGCCCCGGTGAAGCCCGAGGCGCTGATCCGCCGATATGGGAGGGAGGCTTTGTTCAGCTCCGTCGAGCGCGCGCTGTTCTGCACTAGCTGCAATCGCGGCGGTCCGGTCCGGCTCGAAATCCTGTCAATGCCTCGATGACCAGCTTTGGCTGACGTCACCGGCGCATTGGCGAGCTAAGAATTGTGCAGAGCGAAAATACGAACATTGGAGCAAGGGCGTGACCGACGAGAAAACTGTGCTCGAAAAGCTGTTGGCCGACAGTCCTGGGCCGGTCTCAATCGCGGCCGGCGTTGCAGCCCTCCGCGCCGTCGGCAACGATGAGGACGACGAAGAACTCCAGTCGCTGATCGGCACTTTTGCAGCGGAACGGGGGAGGGCGATCAGATTTGACCTGGTGCACAACTAA